ATAGGGGTTAAAGGAGCTGGGCGTTCAGCAATTAGAATTCCTTCTATATCGTTTTTTGGTTATAAATCCCCTTCATCTATAAAGGTCGCTGGAGATTATAGAGCTCTATCTCCTCTACTAACATATATGGGTTCTTTTGGAGCATTAGAGGCGGCTATGTATCAAAAAAACATGAGAGACTTTATGATTGGTGAAAGCGCAAACACTAGAGCTACTGGAGGTAAGAATGCTGCAGGTATATTCTCAGCAGGAGTCGCTTATGGTATAGGAACAACGGCAGAGTTTTTGATAATGGATTATATGGTTAAAAAGTGGGAGCTAAACAACGAGGTTTCTACAATGCAATTTGCTAGGCAAGAAACAAAAGAATCTTTTCTTAAGGCGAATAATGATGCTTTAGATAATGATTTAATGATACAATTAAATAGACTTCTTCCTTATGATATGAATCACTATAAAAAAACAGGAAAAATAATACCTTCAAGTAGTTTAAAAACTCAAGTTATAGGTAACGCAGGGTTTTTAATGACAACAAAGTATTCTCAGCTAGGTAGAACAAGTATGATTTTAGCAGCTCAAGGGTTAAAAAGGTTTAGCCCTAGCAAAGAAGATGTTGAAGGTCAAAATCTTAATAGTTTTTTGTGGAAACAAATGGGGGGAATGGGAATAACAAAAGAAAATATAGATGATTTTGTTGGATACACCATGTATACAAAACCGACAGGTGATGTTAAAGAGATTGCAGCTGGATACCTTCCTCATATACATAATTTACAGCGTACTGTTGAGGATTTTGATGAGCAATTTTTCACAGCTTATAACGCTTTGACAGATGAAAAGGTAGATGAAAGAAAGGTTATTGAAACTTTTGAAAAGTACAAAAAAGAGTTTGCTGTTTTAAATCTTTTAAACAGTGCTCAAAAAATGTATTTAACTTTAACAGGAAGCGCTTTACCTGGACAAATGTTGATTGATAGCTATTTGCAAACTATGTTTAACATATACAATTTAGATTATATGTCTGCAGGGGAAATGAAATATCAAAAAAAGATTAATACTTTTGAAGACCTATATGACGGAATGGGAGTTTGGGGTAAACTATATTTAGAACAAAGAGAAGAGAAAGAGGGGCCTATGACTAGAGAGGAAAAAAGAGAAGCTTTAAAAGAATTTAATCAAAAGTTTAACGCAAAACCTTTAGATGATAAGGGGGGAATAAAAGTTATTCAAACAAGGGAAGAAGATAAATTTAGTTTCCCAGACGAATATTGGGAAGATAAATGATAGTGATTAAAATAATCAACCAAGAACTTGTTAATAACAATAAAAAATAGTATATTTGTAAATATTAAAAATTAAAAAATTAAAAAATTATGTCAAAGACAGCACAATTAGGATTAGGTATGGGGGGACCCACTATATTAATGCATGATGGGGACGCTTGCTCTAATATTAAAGGCTATGCTATACAGGCTATGGAAGAGTGTGTATTTTCAGTTTTTGATTTAGACTGGACTCCTGTCCACGCAACAGAACAATCTCAAGTTATAACTGCAGTAACTCATGGTGATGAAGAGTTTACGGTTGCTGATGTAACTAAATTCGCAGTAGGAGACAGGGTATTAATAAGATTAAACGGAGGAACGGCTCCAACAGCTAATACAGCTACTGAAATGCCTCAAAACGACCAGGTTTACTACATACAAGCTATTGATACTGCTTCTAATGAGTTCAAGTTAGAAGAGTTTAAAGGAGCAGGAGCTATCGCTATAAGCGATGATGGTTCAGGTTTTGAAGGGGTAGCTACTGTAGCCAAACTTGTAAATCAAAACGATAGAAGTCATGGTGACTTTACTATAACAAGTGGTTCAAAGTTAGATGTAACCAATAGAGTGTCTGGAAATCCAGATATGTTTGATACAGATGGGGCTGAAGATGTAAAAATACCAAAAGGGATGACTATTTATCTTCCTGTAACTGCTATCACTATAACAACAGGAGCTTGTATTGTTTACACTAAATAATAGGTTCCTATTACTATAAATAATATAAATTATATAAATTATGAGTCTAGGATTAGGGATAGGTATTAATTATCAAGAATTTTTAGATGAAGGGTTTTTGCCTACCCAGGTAGATAATTTGCAATTATGGCTTAAAAATGGAGAGTCGGTATCTGCCGCTTCTTGGGGTGACCAATCTGGCAACAGTAGGCATGCTACACAAAGCACACCTGATAATCAAGCGGCTGTTTCAGAAGGCGGTTTAGATTTTACAGCAGCTGATGAGGAATTTTACGAGCTCGCAAGTGATATTGCAATAGCCGAGAGAGGTTCTGTAAATATTTTTGCTGTTGTAGAATTTGACACTAATGCGGATAAAAGAAGTATAGTGGGAACTGGTACTAGCGCTGATTTTATGGAAATATTCAGTAAAAACACATTACGTTTTCATTTTGATAACGCTGGTTCTTCAGAAAAAATTCAATTTTCAACAGACTACTTCGTTGACGCAGCGAAAGTTTTAATACATTCAGAAAGAATATCTGGAGCAACAGGAACTTTAAATACGCAAATAAATGGCTCTACTGTAACTGGTACAAACACAGCTGGAGATGGGGCAGACCCAGGGGCTTTTACTATAGATAGAATAGGTACTAGAAATGGTGATAGGTTTATGAACGGTACAATATTAGAGTTATTAATATATAAAAATGACGCTGGAGATATGGCTGATTCTGATATAGTTTTAGTAAATGATTATCTAACATCAAAATTTAGTTTGTAGTGAGGTTTGTGTTTTATATATTATGCGCTTTATTAATAGCTTGCGCAACACCAAAAAAATGTTGTTCGCAAACAGATTACAAAGAATACTTAAAAGGTTTTGATTTAAAAAAAACACTAAAAAAACATTCTAAATTTGCTACGTTATATGCTGCAGTTAACGGTGGTACTTCAAAATTTGATGTAAAAACTTTTGGAATTACATCTGGAGAACTACAAGAGGATGTAATAAAAACCCCATACGATTATTCTTTTACTCTTGGAGTAAGAAAAATAGCCAGATTTGGATACGAAAACAGAGCTAACACTTTCTATGATGGAACAGAGTCTAATTACACAGACGCAGCTACAGTAGGAAAGGTGAGGGGTTTTGAGTATTTATTTGAGGTAGATTATGCAAGACAGCAAGGTGTAGATTACATAGACCAGCACCATTTCATTAGGTACAGTTCTGATGATGATTGTGATGGTCCTTTTTGTATAGACCATTTTGCAGCTAAAGTAGAATATTTAAAAGATGGATTTGCTGATGTGGAATATTTTGAGCTGTCAGAAAGATATAGGTATAAGAAAAGTAAAAATTTAGCAATTAGCATAGGGGCCGCTCACAGGCTTTCAGAGCCTTATGGGTATAACCCCTTAGAAGAATGGCTGCTTCCAAACGGGAGCTTGCATTACACTTATTTAGCCATAGAGGAGGGATACACGATAGACGTGGCTAATAGTGAGTATAAAGACCCTAACGGAAATGTAGTTGCTACATCTGTTGAGGTTTGGGAGGAGAATGTTATACCACAGGTATTATCAGATTACTCCCAGAAAAAACGAGATGAACTAGAAAAACAAATTCAACATTCAATAATTATTGGATTTGATTATTATCATTACACCAAAAACAAATGGTTACACGCCTGGGGTAACATATTACCTTATCATTATGATGATGGGAGTGAGTTTTCTTATCATAAATATAATAATGGTGAGCAGTGGTATGATTATTCAGCAGGCTTAATATACGGGGTGAAAGTTGATAAACATCTAGGTTATTTTGTAGAAGGGAAGTACAATAAGTACTGGAACAGGGAATGGTATGATTTTAAGTTTGGTGTAAATTATATCATTTTTTAATTATTAACTTTTAAAAAATAAAAAAATGGAAAATATATTTAATATGGTAAACGGGTTTTTTAGTAAAATGACAACATTATTCATGGCTCTTTTGTCTTTTGGAATAATGGCTGAAGTTTTATTTGGAAGCCCAGTGATGGGAATGTCTGTAATTGGAAATGTTATGGACGTTATTAATATGTTAGGGGACAATGGAGTCGTTGGCTTGATTGCCCTTGTTGTTCTTTATAGTTTATTAGATAAAAAGTAAGATGTACACCTACAACATTAAGCTAGAAAGGGTTGTTGATGGAGACACTATTGATGCTGTTATAGACCTAGGTTTTAATGTTAGTATAAAAAAAAGAGTGAGATTCTCGGGGGTTAATACCCCTGAGTGTCGCACTAGAGACTTAGAAGAAAAAGCAAAAGGTTTAGCCGCAAAAGACAGGGTTAAACAATTGCTAGAGGGTTCTAACAGAATACAGTTAACATCACATGGTGTTGGTAAATTTGGAAGGTGTCTTGGAGAAATCCATATAGATGTTGTAGATGGACAAGAAAAGTTAACATTAGAAAGTGTAAATGAATTATTAATTAAGGAGGGTCATGCGGTAGAGTATCATGGCGGTAAAAGATAAAAATTATGAAAAGTAAAATTTGTAAATGGTTTGACGCTATAACGTTTGGATTAGTATGTTTTGGATGGTGCACATGTTGTTGTGGAAAAGATAATTGTTGTAAAGCATGAATTGGATAAATAGCTGGAAACAGGGTAACAAAAAAGAAAAGTACAATATTGAGTTTAGATTAGGTGTTTTTACTCTTTTAGAAATAAAATATTATGCATGTTCTGAGGGAAAACCTGTTAAATTTAGATTTATTTTATTAAATTTGGGATTTGAACTATAAGCATTTAAAATGAAAATGACAAACGAACAATTACACGCAGAACTTCTTGAACTTAAACAGGACGTTAGAGAAATAAAGAAAAGACTGCTTGACCCTGATGACGGGGTGGTTGCTCGTATTAATATAAACACATCTTTCAGAAAGGCTGCTAGAATTTGGCTTGGAGTGTTTTTTACATCTATAATAGGTATAGTTACAAAAATGTTATTTGAAAGGTAATGGCAAAAGAATTAAACGAAGATACTAGTTTTAAAGTAAGTGTAAAAACACTTATTGGTATTGCATTTGGTATTGCAACGGTAGTGGGTATGTGGTTTGCTTTGCAAGCTGATATTGCAGAGGCAAAACTACTTCCTGAGCCACCAGCTCCTGATGTGACTAGAATGGAATTTGACATGAAAGACCAGATGATACGTAACACTATTATGACTACACAAAAAGATGTAGAAGAAATAAAAAAGTCTATGGAAAAGATAGAAGACAAACTATATAACAGATAATGGAAAAATCCGAAATAGCTTGGCCACAATACGTTATTTATATATTAGTAATGTTAATGGTTTTTTTTGCAAGCACGGCTTTTGGTCAAATTACAGCAATGCACTTTAACGCTGAATGGAATAAAAATAATGGGGTTTCTTGGTTTATGGATTTGCAAGAATGTAAAACTAAAAGCATTATAGACATAGCAAAGCAACCCAAAATGTCAACAAAATATAAAATAGCAGTTATACCTACTATTATAATATTTAAAGATGATGAAGAGGTTGCTAGGTTTCAAGCTGATTTAAGTTTCAAGATGGTGGCAACAAAAGAAGAGGTTCAAGAAGAAATAGACAACATAATAATGAGTGATTTTTAGTATGTGGGACTTATTTAAAAATAAAAATGAAATAAACGAAAAGAATATAATTGGCTTTATATCTTTTGGTATAATGGTTTTGTTTGCTTTTGCAGACCTTGCCACTAGCTTTGTTTATTCAGGCGATGATGCTTATTTGTTGATAAATGATACAATATATAATTCTTTTGTTTTTGTAACATTAGGATGTTTTGGAATCAGTACTTTTGAAAAAATAAAAACTAAAGAATGAAAAATATTTTAATTTTATTATTAATACCTGTATTTGGCTTAGGGCAAGTTGTAAATACTTTTCCGTGGATACACGATTTTGAAAATGGCGTAGAACTAGAGCAAGATACAAATGATTTTGCTGATTGGTTGTTGCATCAGGGACCGACAAGTTCTTTTAACACAGGTCCGCAAGGAGACCACACTACCGGCAACGGTATATATTTTTATGTAGAATCTTCTAACCCTAATTTTCCAAATAAAGAATTCATATCTTACACACCAACATTTGACGTATCTGCAACACCTGGAAAAGTTTTGTCTTTTTGGTATCATATGCATGGTACTGCTATGGGGGATTTAGAAGTTGGAGTGTTAGATAGTAGTGGTTATACTGCTATAGACACTATATCTGGAAACCAAGGAAATATATGGAAGTTTGCTTACTACCCTATTCCTTCAACTAATGTGTTTAAAATAGCGTTTAAAGCTACTACTGGGTCTAGCTATACTAGTGATATATGTATTGACGATTTATTAGTTGGAGACCCTTTTAATGTTGTTTTTGGATGTAATGATAGTGTTTCGTCTAATTACAACCCATTAGCAACTCATAGTGATGGTAGTTGTATTTATTATTATGGATGTATAGACCCTACTGCTACAAATTATAATCCTTGGGCTAATGTAGATAACGGTAGTTGCATTCAAGAGGTTGTTTGTAATCCAGGTCAATCTTTAATTGATGTGGCTATAAAACTAGATAATTGGCCAAGTGAAACCTCTTGGTTAATATATTCTGCTACAGATACATTTGCTTCTGTTCCAAGTGGAACTTACGATTATACACAAACAGGACAAACGGTGCATACACAAGTTTGTGTTCCTGTAGGAGACTCTATAGTGTTTACAATTAATGATACATATGGTGATGGTATTGGGGGTGGCTCTGTAGTTGGTAGTTGTTTGGTAACTAATATAGACTGTCAAGACACTTTATTTTTATTAAACCCGCCAAACTTTGGAACAACAGCGTCTTCAAGTCCCTACGTTTCTGCATCGTGCAATAATGATACTATAATATATGGTTGTACTACTCCTAGTTATTTAGAATATGACTCTCTTGCTACTGTAGACGATGGTAGTTGTTTAACGTTAGCTACTTATGGCTGTACTGATTTAGCTGCTTTTAATTACGACCCAACGGCAGATAGAATGTTATTAACCTCGCCTTGCACTTATGATTTAATATTATATGATGACGGTGGTGATTCATGGGGGGCTTGCTGGTTAGGAGTAGAGCAAGGAGATTCTTTATGGCAGTTTAAAATAACTCAAAATGGAGTTTATTCTGATACATTTGAGTTAGTTCTTAATTCTAATGATGAGGTTTATTTCTATTACTTTGAAATACCTACTCCTCAACAAAACCCTCAACAATTAGATATACAAACAATACAAAATTCTTTTAAACTAGAAAATAGTTACGGAGTTGTGCTGCATGAGGGAAACAATCCTTGGCCAGGGCCTAATGAAAATAAATTAAGAAACTATAAAAGCGCTTTAGATATTTACGAAGCTCAGCCTTTTTGCGGAACAGAGTGTATACTGGTTATTACTGGTTGTATGGATGCTATAGCTTATAATTACAATTCTTTAGCAAATACTAATGATACTTGTTATTATAGCCCTGGCTGTAATAATCCAGGTTATTTAGAATATTATACTCAAGGATATATAGCAGATATTGATGATGGTAGTTGTAGCACTGTAGCGGTGTTTGGCTGCACAGACTCCACATCCTTTAATTATAGTGTTACAGCTAACGTAGATAACGGGGGTTGTGTTCCTGTTGTTTTAGGGTGTATGAATCCTTTAGCATTTAACTACAACCCTCAAGCTAATACAAACGATACATGTATACCGGTTATATATGGTTGTATGAGCTCTATAGCTATAAATTACAATCCACTGGCTAATACAGATGATGGTTCTTGTATTGGTGTTGTGTATGGGTGTACTGATTCAACCATGTTTAATTTTTCTCCTAGTGCAAATACAGATGACGGTAGTTGCGTGCCTTACATTTACGGTTGTATGGACGCTACTATGTTTAACTATAACCCATTGGCCAATACAGATAATGGAAATTGCATTCCATTTATATACGGGTGTATGGACACGGCATCATTTAACTATGACCCATTGGCAAACACAGATAACGGGACTTGCATACCTGTAATTTTAGGTTGTACAAACCCAATAGCTTTAAATTACTGTGACTCTTGTAATACAGATGATTTTAGCTGTATATTGCCTATATACGGGTGCACCGATAGCACAATGTTTAATTATAACCCTTTAGCTAATGTTGACAATAACTCTTGTATTCCTTTTATTTATGGTTGTACTGACCCTAGTATGCTCAACTACAATCCGTCAGCTAATACAGAAGATTTTAGTTGCATTCCTTTTATTTACGGTTGTATGGATAGCACTGCTCTTAACTATGATTCGTTGGCTAATACTGACAATGGTTCGTGTATTGAAGCTATTGCGGGATGTAGAGACCCAAATGCGTTTAATTATAACCCGTTGGCAAACATAATAGCACACGATTCTTTAGGTTGCTTGTATGCAGCAGAACAATGTGTAAATGGGTCTGGAAACCCTTTCTTTTTAAATGACGAATGTTATGCTTGGGTAATAGAAGTAGATGAATATTGTTGTTACAATGAGTGGGATAGTATATGTCAATTAACATATAATCATTGCTCAGATGGATGGACAGGAGAAATGCCTCCTGCAAGAAAAACAAAAAAAGAAATTTTATTATACCCTAACCCAACGAAAGGAATTGCTAACTTTAGCATACCTGTAGATGTAGAGGTTTATGACTTTACTGGTAAAAGAGTATTAGAAATAAAAAACACAAACAGTGTAAATTTATCTAGTTATAGCAGGGGGGTGTACAATATTATCGCTATATTTGAAGACGAATTAATGCAATATAAACTTATAAAAGAATAATTATGTTAGGAGGATTATTTTCAGGAGGAGCGGCGGAGTTAGTAAAAGGTGTAGGTGGTGTTATAGACAATTTACACACATCTCAGGAAGAAAAACTAGCTGCAGAACAAAAAATAAAAGAGCTAATAGCTACGTATGAAGTAGAAATGGAAAAACAAATATCTGAAAGATGGAATGCAGATATGAAAAGCGACTCTTGGCTTAGTAAAAACGTAAGGCCTATGGTATTAATATTTTTAGTTATTAGCACCGTATTAATGATATTTATAGACGCAGGAACAATAAGCTTTGAGGTTGAGTCTAAATGGACAGATTTATTACAGTTAGTATTAATAACTGTTATAGGTGCTTATTTTGGAGGAAGGTCTTTTGAAAAAGTTAAAAAATGAAAAAAATAAGCGAACACGTTAGTTATAGAGAGGGTATTTACAGTAGAACGGCAGAAAGAAAAGATTTAGACAACACTCCAAATCCTGAACAGTTAAAGTGCATGATGGAAATTGCCAGAGATGTATTTGAACCATTAAGAGAGTGGGTTGGCGGACCTATCAGGGTTAATAGTTTTTACAGGGGAGAAGAGTTAAATAAAGCTATTGGAGGTTCTAGTAGGTCTCAACACTGTAAAGGTCAAGCTATGGACATAGATGACACTGGGTGTAAGAAAACGAATGCCGAAATGTATCATTATATAAAAGACAATTTAGATTACGACCAGTTAATATGGGAGTTTGGTGATGATAGTAATCCTAGTTGGGTTCATGTTAGTTATGTAACCCATAGGCCAAACAAAAAAATATTAACAGTAGCGCTTAAAAAGAATGGTAAAACAGTTTACGAATATAGAGAACACAAATGATAGACCCAAAATCACATAGAGGCACTTTATTTAATGTTACCAGAGGATATGAATCTGCTATTACTAATAGTATAGCTGGAATTGGATTTGGAGGGTCTGCTATAATTAACACTGTAAGTGAACCTGAATTATTGTATATAGTTAGTTCTAGCGCTAACGATACTTCTGCTGGTACCGGTGCTCGTTCAGTATCTGGGACAATAGAAATAGTTGAAGAAGGGGGAGAGGTTCAGCAATTTGATTTTGAAGTAGAGTTAGATGGAACCAGTCAGGTTCTTTTAGATGTTGACGGTACAGGTATATCTTCTTTTTCTGTGGTTACTACTGGTTCAGGAAATACTAACGCCGGAGTAATATCTGTAAAAACTCAAGATACAGATACTGTTTTATACACAATACCTGCAAGCACAGGAACCTCTCAAAGTAGTTTGGTTACTATGAATAGAAGAAGCAAGCTATATCAATTGAATGTTTATACAGATGCAACGACCACCTCTAATGTTCCAGAATTATATGAAATACTTTTAAGAAGCACAAACGAAACGGATAGTGGTGATTTTTCTGCTACAACTTCTGGACGTATATTAGCCACTTTTTTTGCAACTCCAGGAAAGAATAGCTTTGAGCTTTATGATGTCGTAGAGTCTGGTACAAAGCTTTGGTGTACAGCTAAGAATGTAACTAATACTAACGCTAACGCTGTTTCTACAGAACTTATTACCTATGGAGTATAAACCAAAATTAGAATGGCTAGTTGTTCATTCTACTGAAACAGAGTTTGGTTTAGATGTTTCTATATCAGAAATAAATTCAGACCACAAGGAAAGGTTTGGGATAATAGGGTTTTCCGATATTATAGATTTTGAAGGAAATATAACTGGGACTTATAGTTTATATGACTATAGGAATTGCAAGCCTTATGATTGGGGTTTAAAAAATTCAAGACACGTAGCATATATAGGAGGTTTGTCAGAAGATGGTTTTTATAAAGTAGACACCATGAGTCCTGAACAAAAAGAAACTTTAGACGTATATGTTATGTATATGAAAAGAAGACACCCCGGATTGAAAGTTATAAACTCTTCCGAACTTCAGAAACATACAAAAAAATCTATTTTGAAATCTGCGTAGGTACAGTCCCGTACTCTATGTAATCTTCAACTTTTTTAGCCTCAGATATTATTTTAGACATATCCTTGTCGTTACCAACAACTTCTATAGTAAATTTTATAGCATCTACTCTTATCATTTTAGCCTCTGTCTTTCTTTGTCTATCGTTTAACATCTGTATATCAGCGTGCTGATTAATTTTTGGTGGTGGATTGTAATTTTTAGCCATTTTTTTGTGTTATATTTTTTATAGTATTTATTATTTCTTCTTTAGCCTTTAGCTTTTCCTCTAGGTCTAATACTGTGAGTTTTAATTCACGATTAGAATCTCTAAGTATATCAATCTCATAGCTAATTGTTGTTGAAGGCTTTATTGTTGTTGCAGGTTCTATAGCGTCTGCAAAAGGCTTGTATTCCATTATTATTTATTTATTTTATCCATTTATATTTGCTACCTAAATTCATCGGCACAAATATTGCTGTACGACCCCCATCAAGAACAACACCGCATCCTAGCGTAGGTTTTTTAGGGAAATGTTTTCCATATGAAAAAGCCATATGATGAACATCTATACCGCAACCAACATTCATGCCAAAAATAATATCATTACGAGAGGCCATGTAATTAACCCCTCCAAATGAATGTGAGTGACCTATAACTGTTGACTGTCTGTTTGCTATAGCTCTGTTTCTAGCTCCAGAAACACCTGAAGAGCCTGTTCCGTGAACGTATAAAACATTATCTATTTCCCATTCCATTTTCCAAGTCCAACCCTCTGGAGCATTCCATATTTCTTCATATGTTTTTAAATATCTTTTTGGAATTCCTGCTGTGGTTGCTTGTCGGAAAGGTAGTGCCGAATGATTTCCTACACACACCTTTACATCTGGAAACGTTTCATACCATTTTTCCATAGCCTTTTGAGCCTGCTCGGCCTCTCTTACTGCGTTAGGCATTTCTAATTCAGACTCATGGTAAGATAGGGCTGCGTTATCACACTCATCTCCTATATGAACTATTTCTGAACATCCAAACCTATTAAAAACATCATAACAAAAATTCCTGTAGTCTGGATGGCAAAAGGGTTCATGAGTGTCACCTATAACGCCAATGTTGTTAGTTCTTCTATGGTTGAGAATAAGACTCTCCTCTTCAGGAGTTAATCTTATTCTTCTTCCATATGTTTTTTTACTTGACATAGTTTTAAATTCTTACAAAGATATAAACAAATTTATTTTTTATTTACAATTGTTAATAACTATTTTTTGAAAAATGTGTAATTATTAGGCCTCCTACCCCATGTGTTATTGTAAAGACCATCGTCAGCTATCTTTTTAAATGACTGATACCTGTTTTTATGCAGCCTTTTTTGTTTGTCTTTGTTAAACGCTAACTTGTTACATTTTGTACAAACCCCAACATCAGAAGCAGGAGAATCTAATTTCATAGGCACATTACAGCACAGACTTATTTTTTGAGATATTTTCCAACTTGTTTTCTTTTTTTCTTCTGTCATTATCATATTTATTCATGTTGTTTATTAAATTTTCATTTTGATTGTTTCTTTCAAAAAGAAACCTAAGTATGCTCCTTATCATTTTAAAGACATTTTTAATAATAATAAATACCCAATAACATCATCAAGAGTGTCTTCTGTATCATCATTTATTCCACGATTTTTTATTCTTGACAACTTATCGTCTAGTCTAGCGCATAACGCTTCAGTTGAGTTTAATTTGCTAAATATCCTAGGAGGGTTTAAAGCTGTATTACCGTAAGCTTTATTTTTAGATTTTAATAAATCAGTTATTTCTTTAGTAACAGCATCTAATATCGTAGCAAAATCCCCTTGTTTTACATTTATAGACTCACTGCAAGAACTCACATTGCAACTTTCATCTACTCCGTGTATAAACTGTTCCATTTCACTAACATATTTTTCTAGCTCATTTACATAAGACTTTAAATCTACTTTAGAATCTTTTTGTGGGGATTCTTTTCTTTCTTTTGAATTTAAATCATCTGGTGTTGTATCTCGCATTGTAGGCACTCCGTCTCTGTCATCAAATACTGCTGTTGTTGTTGGAGTCCATCCGTTTCTACCTTTTTCGTAGTAGTATTTATTGTGCTTTTCAGCTTCTTTTTTCTTTTTCATATTTCAAATTTTAATTATTAACTTTGTTTTAAACTCCTAAATAGAGTTATAATACTCTTGTAATCCATCTATTTCTAATTTTTCTAATTGTTTATTTTTTGAATCTAATTCTTGTTCTATTTTTTTAATTGTTTTTTGCAATGCAAAGAACATCCACAACGCTCCTAAAAGGGAGCCGATACTAAAAGAAAAAAATATAATAGTTATAACTTCTGATTGAATCATGATAGTATTTTAATGATTACACCAGGGTTTTTTTTATCGTATTTATACTCTTCAAATACAGGTATAATTTCTTCACAGTTATCGTCTTTTATCCAGTTATATTTAACCATTAGGTCTTGCACTGTCTGGGCGGGATTTATATAGTCAAATTTATGTTTAGTACCCCTAATGAACTGTAGAGACACTCTATAAGGCTTCTCTCTTCCTTTTAACATCTTCTGGAAGTCTACCTTGTTTCCCATATAAAAACCCATAGTAGCCTTTATATAAGCTCTAGTAGCTTTTGAGTTTATCAGCATTTTTCCCGTCCATTGTTTAGAATTTTTACTGCTAGGGACATTTCCTGGTATAAATATCTCTTTTAATTTGGCCATATTACCACTAAATTATCCGTCATTTAAATTTCTTTTTTTTTATTGTGTCTACACCAAAATACTGCGCATATTTTTTTCTAGGTATCAACACTAATTCAGACCAGTTGTTATCACCTCCTTTAACCACTTTTAGTTCTTGTATGTTTTCTTTGATAAGTCTTTTTAATTTATCACACTCCATCATCCATAAGTTACTATGAGATATATCGGGCATATAATAAACCCACCAGTCAGCTTTTGTTGTACTTATACCAGAAGGGTTTCCTCTGTACCTAATTTCAATAGCTATATTTCCTGTGTCATTTTCATCGTCAACATAGTTATCTGTCTTGACTTCCATGTACAAATTCTTGTCTGCTTTAGGAGAATACATTACTATGTCATAATCCTTATTATCTCCACTTTCATCACTAACAATAGACATTCCATTTACAGCCATGTACATAGCCACTATTTTCTCTCCATTGTTGCCAAATTTTAGGTCTTTTTTAAATTTCTTATTTAAATCCATTCTTAATAAGGTGTTAAATCGTCACTTATATTTACAAAATTTTCTAATGGGTAAGACCCATCATGATTTAAAAATCTATTTGACTTTCTATCATAACTTAGTTTAACAGGGGCACCGGTAGGAACCCCTACCAATTTCTGAAACTTTATTTTTTGAACGTGTATATCAACATCGGTATCTCTAAAGTCTTTAGGGTTTGGCCTGTGAACAGTAATAATATTATCTGCTTTATTGTACCAGTTGCTACCTCCCGCTATTCTGTATGCTGTAGGGACTTCGTTGTCCATACCCCCCTTGTCACTTCTCATGGTGATAGGGTGAGCCACAACGACAAATTTAAGATGATAGTTTTTTGTAAACTTCCTAATTCTATTTAATGTTTCTGCCACATAAAGAGCCTCAGACAATCCGTTCATGTTATGGTCTAGCTGATTAAATGGGTCAACCAACACTCCCTTTATACCTTTTCTGAGAACTAAATGTTTAAATTTATCTAGCACGTTATCCAAAGAAAAGCTATCTTCAGGGTACACAACAAAAAAATGTTTGTTTACAAAAGATATACCTCTAGTGTATTCGTTTATACTCATCCTGTGAGACGATTCTATATCTGAAGTTTTACCTATATACATCTCTACAAGAGTTTCGTAAAGTTCTCCAATAGGATAATTTTCAGGAGAGAAAACTCCCCATTTCCAACCATAAAGTATAGAGCCGTTCATCATTAATTGAAAACAAAAAGATGTCTTTCCGTGTCCAGGTATTCCTGTAAACACATCAAACTCTCCCATTCTAAAAGTGTAGTGAGGGTCTAAACCAGGATACCCGCAAGACAACCCTTTAACCTTGCCATTGTTGAAGGAGTCAATCATAGAGCTTTCAACATCCGAAACAGAAAACACTCCGTCTACTGGATAATCCCTAGCTTTATCATAGCATTCCAACAGCTTTTCTTCTCCATGCTTAACTAGAACATCGTTAGCGTCTTTACAGTCCTCTGGGAAGTCTATTATCATGACCCTTTCTTTACCCAGTCTCCTCGCTAATTCTTCTAGCAATCTCCTACCATTTACATCATTATCTACAGCTATAAATATGTTGTCCATATTTTCAAAATAGCTGTGACAATTATCAAGATACGAGAATTTAGATTCTACATTCTTGGCATTAGGGTTAGGAGCTCCATCAGGAACGCTTACTGTTTCTGTTTTTCCAATAACGTCAAAAGATAATTTATCTATCTCTCCCTCAACAATTATGCAGGTATTAGTATCTTTTATATCATCAAGACCGTAAAATATTTTTTCAGCACCAGACACCTGTTTAAAGTTTTTATCCCCGTCTCTGTATTTTATATTAATCAACTCTCCATTTCTGAAATAATTAAAACAAATACAGTTTCTGTTTTTTTCTACTTGAGGCATGTAAACACTACACTCGGTAACTTTATTTTTCTCAAGAATACTTTTAGGTATACTCCTGCTTTTAAAATACTCAACAATTTTGCTTGGTATTTCTTTACGTTTATGAGGTTTAGGCCTTATAAAAACTTTTTCTTCCATAAGTTTGTTTTTTATAACTCCTGACCAAGCGCAATGATGACAGGTAAACAAGCCTGTGTTTGTGTTTATAGCTAAGCATGGCTCTTTCTTTTTCTTTCTATTGTGAGAGCACTTAGGACAAACAGCCTTAATCTCTTCAGACCATTTACCCCTATAAGATATACCATAATCACTTAACAGACTTCTATCTATCATTATTTAAACGCTTTATTAAAATCTTCCTTTGTCATATTATCATATACTTTTTCGGACTTGTCCGAATTGTCTGATATTAATTCATCATTCCAAGACTCGTTTCTTAGATAAGTTTCAGGATTTTTTCTATATTTTTTATCAGGCTGAGCTTGTTTGTATTTAGAAACATAAGCTATTGCCTCTTCTTTTTTATCCTTTGACAACTTCTTCCATAGAGCCTCGCATTTAGGTCTTGCCGTCTTCTTATCGTAAGCATCCCAAAACTCATCAAACCTATCAAGGTTTCCCCATCGTTTCATAACGCTTTTACGACCATCTTCTTTCTTCTTATCCCTAATGGTCATTCTTTTAATCAGACTATTTGACCAAAAGAATGAGCCATCAGAGTTAAAAAGACTAAATGAACTGATGCAATCATCTATAAACTCAGACAGCTTTTCTTCAGATGTTTGCATTCTTTTTGATAAGACAGCCAGATACCCTTTATTATTAATAGGTAACCTATATTCTTCTTGCATTGATAATGTTTCTACTAGAATCCAATAGAATCCATATCCTTCAGCACCATACACAGACATCATAAGCTCTATATTCATATCACTCCATGAATCGGTGTCGTGTGAGAACCAATAAGATTTTGTTTTAGCCATCTCTTCTGTGTTCATTTAGAATGGTAAATCATCTTCATCATTAGAGCTTGTTGCTGCAGCAGGTTGGCTGTCAAAAACAAACTCTTTACCATTTCCAAGATAATTTTTCTCAGACTTAGCCTCTCTCTCTTCTTTAGATTGAGATTGGAAAACGTAATGAGTGTTACCATATTGGTCTTCACCATCTCTGTTTCCACCTACAGTTAAGTTAAGGTATTTTCCTTTCTTACCTGCAACGATTTTACTTTTATCAATTTTATCCAAATTGATACTCAAATTAATTATACTACTCATAGTTAATAATTTTAAATTTACCTACTCTATTTAAGGTTTTCGGCTTACCCTTGTGACAATCTTATATAAAATTGTTGTGTTATCATTTTTCCTTTTCCTGATATTGAATAAATAGCTTTGGTTTTATTTTTACCACCTCCACCTTTAATCATTTTTATATACCCTAAAGTTTTTAATCTTCTCATTCCTCTACTTACTGTTTCACATCCAAAAGGAACATCTACTATTGCTCCGTTAGTTGTAAACGTCTCACTATGAGAGGCGTACAATAATATAAAAAAATCTCCAAACTTCATATTATATTCTTGAGATATATTTTTTATATCTCTTCTTAAATATTTTAACGCTGATTCGTTTATCATTATATTAAAATTTTATTTCCTGTGCAGTAAACTTTATAGCCATCTCCGGCACATATAAAACCATCTTCTTCATACATCATGTCATCTCTTTCAACCCACTCTGCTCCTTTTCTATACTTTCCCTTTATATATATCCTACCTCCTCTTCTTTGTATAGAGTCATGCTCCCATAGTATGTCTCTTTCCGTTTCTAAACCGTATTTCAAATGTATTTTGTTTCCCTTTTCTACATTCATAAACCAGTATATATCAATATAATTTCTGTTTAGTATACATAGTTCGTCGCATATAAGTTGAACTTGTTCTTTTAAATCTTTGTTGTATTCTAACTCTAATTCAATACACTTTACGCTATGCATAACTGTAGCGTGATTACATATACTTCTTCTTGATTTAAAAAAGTCTCTAATACCTTGGTATGTTTTAATGTTACCATGATGCCTCATTATATACATAGCTATTTGTCTAGCTAAAACATAACTTCTTTGTCTGTTTCTGGAAAAGAATTGTTCTTCTGTTATGCTAAAAAAATTACATATAACTACAACAATATTAAAATTATTTACCCTTCTTTTAATTTTTTTCATTATAATTCCCCTTTAAAATAATACTCGTTTATATCTTTTTCTTTGTTTAAGAAATACTCTTTATATTTACTTAGCAATTCGTGTATCTCTCTTCTTCCGTTGTTTAAAAACTCATCAGAAGCTTTATATAATCCTGTTCTATATGGAGCTTCTTTTTCTACAACAGCAAACCAAAACTCATCAGCATCCATTCCGTCTAAATAAAAAGCTGCTTGTCTGTGATAGCCATACTTGTATGCTGACCTTTTAAATGCTTCAGGACTGGAGTCTTGAGTAGTCTTTACATCAATAAGGATTTTCATACCATTAACATCATACACACAATCAACCTTTCCTTTGCAATCAACACCACCGGTTCCTTTCCAAACATTAACAACTTCATGTATAGAGTTCTCTATAAATTCATAAGACATTTCTGGAGTACATAGAGACCTTCTCATTTTTAATATTTTATTATACTCAGGCTCGGTGATGATAGTATTTGATTCGTTATCTGCCTTAAACTCTTCCCACACTTTACCCCTCCTAGATTTGCCTTCAAAAACAGCTATGTCTGTGCTAACTTTTTCTGGCTCCAATACTACAGTATGGAAAGCCTTTCCAAAATTAAGAGCCGGAGACTCTTCCTTATGACCTTTTAACATTCTTTGTAAATGCTGTGGAGACTTGTTAAGTAAAGACAGCATACTGTTAGTTACAAAATCTCTATCAGAATAATATACATTGTCATCACTTAACCTCAACTCGTGTTTTAGTTTGTCTTCTTTATTCATTACGCTAACGCTTTAGTTAATTTATCTTTTTGAACTTTAGTCATGGTGTAGTCGCTCATTCTTTCTTTAACCTTATCTCCCTTGCCTTTCTTTATAGCCTCCATCATAAGATTAAATACATCTGCAGTCATCTTAGTTCCTGGAGCACTTTTCTCTTTCTTATCGGACTTGTCCGAAAACTCTTTCTTCATTTGATTAACATATCTATTGTCATCCCATTGCCCTAAGAATACATCAGCATTGAAACCTAATTTAGATAATCCTTTTGTAAGAGCATCTGTTGACACTTTCTTGTAACACTCGTCATCTAATTTACCTGACTTGCTATGTGTTGCGATAGAGGAGTTTATAGTAAAAGTTTTTACTTGTTGGTCATCACCTCTCCACCAAAAGATAGCTTGGTATCCTAGAAGTCCTTCACATACCATTTCAAATCTTTCATCAGAAACACCCCAGCCATCACCCATAGCTCCGAATTGTTCAGTGGCACACATCACTTGATATTGTGCATTGATACTCGTAAACTTACGACCAAAACCTACCTGCTTGGTGTATTTTGGATTTGTTTTTTCAACTGCATTCCACAGCTTCATGTTGTCTTTGTTCATAATGTTTAATTTAATTTAATTTAATTTAATTTGCTTAATAAAAAAGCAAGGAGCTAACAGGCACAAGTATAATATGAAAACAATACCACCGGATTGGTGATTAATTAAGCCTTGTGGTCGTTGCCGATACCACACTCCTTGCATTTATTATTTAATTTTTGTAATTCTTTTTTTAAGAATTCTATCTTTTTTCTTTGTTCTAAATACATTTCGGTCCAAAATCTTGATTCATAATTAACATCTGAATCATGCTGATAACCCTGCATTAGTTTTATGTGTTCTTCTGAATGTAATCCCATAGTTATACTGTTTAAATTGCTTGCAAATATACAACAACTTTTTAATATATTACCAATTGTTAATAACTTTATTGTTTGTTTTTAACCATATTCATAAAATCTAAAAACTCATCTATAACATCTTGAGGAACATCTTTACCGTCTGTTATTTCTTTCTTCATACTTTCTAGTAAAACGTGTTCTTGTATTTTTTGTAGAAGAGCCGGCTTGTTTATGCAATACATAATTGAAACAATTAAGTTTCTTATGTTTGTGCAGTGTAAAGTAAATGAATCTACACCCATTAGTTCTAACCATTTTTCATCTTCAAACTCAATGTCTGCATCTATTAGTTTTTTATCCAGCATTTTAGTAGCTGGAGCCAATTCATATACAGCTATATCCATAGCTATGATTAAGTCATTTAGAGCTGACTCTAGTCTTTTTACTTTCTTATTGTGTAGGTCTTTCTTCATATATTTTTTCTGTTTTAGGGTTAGCGATATTATGTTTTTCTCCTATGTAATAGTTCCAATAGGCTTGTATACTGCATTCATCTTTATATTCATCTGGCATACACTGTGGTGGTTGCTCAAATGGTTTAATTGGTATATTTTTAGGTGTAAACCATAAGTGTTTACATTTAGTTATTGTTAAATGTGTTTTATTATAACGCTTTGTGTATTCATTACCTAAAGCTTTCATGTGGTTATACAGCCAATTGTAGTGTGAAGCATTTTCTCTTACCCATATAGTTGATGGATGATTTTTATGAGCTATTTTATATGGTATATTTACATCTTCACCTATATTCATAATAGGAGCGCCTAATACATGATGAGCAGTACATAGCATTTGAGCAGACTCAAGTATCATCTTAACTACATGCCTATTGTACTGATACTCAGCAGCTTTGTTAGGATTTTCATGGAGATAAAATATATTCATTAGTTATTTATTTTTTTATATTATTTATTTATAGTAATAGGTACCTATTAGGAACATATCCATATGACTAAAAGACACATAAAACAATCAAGTAGAAATTCTTTTGATTCTTCGCTCATTTAGTATTTGTTTCTTCCTCTTCATCTTCTTCAAAGCAATCCTGGCAAACACACGTATCATCTACAAAATATGTTTTAGACTCTTGTATATCACACTCTTCACAGTATCTCTCTTTGTGTTGGTATTCGCAAGGGTCTTCATATCCTTGACGTACTGTTTCTAGCCAATTTTTGTAATTCATATTATCTATAATTTTGTTTTATTTTTCTAAACCTTTCCCATGTGGAGCTTTGTAATAACACAGGACTAATTCCTATTTTCTTTGCAGTATATTTATAGCAATCCTGAAAAAACTTGTATTGCTTGTTTGTCATTCCTGCGTAATCTTCCTCTTTTACCCATTTAGACAAAGCTACGGACAATGCGTGTCTATCTATTGTTACCTCATCGCTGTCTTTAGGGTGTCTTATATTTGTGTAGAATGATATTATTTTCCTACCATTTAATATTGACTTTATGCACTCTTCAGAGCCATTACATTCTAATATTTTTAGCGCCTTGTCATTAAATTGTTTCATATGCTTTCCGTTACCCGTCTCTAGCAAAGATATTGCACATTTTTTATTCTGTTCCCATTGTTTTACAGGAGATAATGCAGCTATAATGCCGCAAGATGTGTTTATACTTATGCCGTAGTCGTGTGATAGTGATTCAGCAAAATCATAAGCGTCTTGATACCAATCATATCTATCTGTCTTATCTGTCAACCGATATAACTTAGATATATTGTTTTTTATTTTAGTTCTGGAGTATAAATTACCCTTGTATGTTTGTGTATTATTCATATTTATTCTGCCCAATTAGGCGCTTTTAAAGGTTTGTCATCGGACTTGTCCGAAAAATCTTCTGGTTTATTTGGATTGTGCTGATGTATTTCAACGCTACCTATTGTTTCTAAATCTTCAGCCATATCTTCCCAGTCTATGAGTTCATCTATATCGTCAGAAACAAGCCAACATATAGTTTCTCCTCCACTTAAATCTTGTATTATATTCGTCAATTTTTGCGCATACTCATACTCATCAATATAAATCCCATCATACCAATCGGGAAATTTTTCACCTCCCTCTAGTATAACGTGAATTTGTCGGCTGTCAGAACTTTCGTATATATCAAAAGTCCAATCAACATATTTGTTTTTCCATTCTTCAAGCACTTCAATTTGCATGTCGTGCTTTTCGTTTAATAATTCAAAATACTCTTGTCTGTCCATAGTTATTTATTTTATTGTATTAATTCAATATCTCTAATTACATCTACATATTCCCAGTAATCTCCTATTTCAGTATGAATAGCACCATCTTCTCCCATTGCTACAAGAAAAGCATTATCATTATCCTCATATGCTTTATCTATATAATCCTCAATTTTTTTATAAAAATCATCTTCTCCATAACCATACCATTTTACATAATCCATTTGATAAATCTTCATATCATCATCATCATCAAATGTCGTTGTTAGATAGTGGTTATCTTTTTTTACATCAAAATTACAATCAATTAGTATGTCTTCTAATCCTTTAACATACTTGGTTTTTACTCCCATAATTACTTTACTTCTGTATCCCATTGTATTTAGTTTTAGTTAATAATTGATTAATGAAAAGAGGGAGAGAGAGGAGGGCTAGTCCGTTTGTTAATTGTTATTAGTTTTTTTAAATTAATACTCAATTATTTGTTGTCAGTCAATATACTAGCCAATAATCGTTACAAAGTATAACTGCTGATTATTAATTAATAATGATTATAACCCCTCTCTCCGACTTATGTTATCGGACTTGTCCGATTTTTTCTAATCTGGTTAGCCTCTCGTCAAGTGATAGTGACTCCCAGTTGGACGGTTTAATAATTCCTGGAGTTGCGAATACAATTCTTTCTTTGTATGCTACTCTTTCTTCTTGAGTTTGTTGTGTCATCTCGCCCATAGCAAGAAACATTTTCATAAGGTTTGTCGTTTCCATATTTATTTATTTTTAGTTATCAATTTGTTTTACATCATTTGTTATTACCTCCTCTAAATCATCAAAGAAAACTTGCTCATCTCTTATCAACACTTCGTCTAAATCATATAACCCCTCATATATATATGTATCTATACTATATCCTATATCGTTATGTTTGATAACAAGTTTTACATTGTTTATTTTTAACTCCATACTACTTTCTTTATCTAATGATATGCTGTATTTATCTATATTTTTTTTCATAGTTATTTGTTTTATTATTGACTTGTTATTAATACTGCTTCACGATAAATCTTATTAGTATTATTGCTATCTGCTACACATGTTTCGTGTAATTCTACCTTAAACACCCATTCATTAGGTAAATCATCTGGAACATTATTCATTATTGTTCTTATTGGTATATCTTGAGGTAGTTTTTTCAGTTCTTTTATTAAATCTTTTATTTCCATAGTTATTTAGTTTTATTACTTAGAATGGCATGTCTAATCTAGGGACAAAGTGTTCATCTTTTTCTGATAGTCCTAGTATATCGTGTTGCAAATCTATCCAGGACAAGTGTCCTCTTTCCTCTTTGTGTATTATAATTTTGCAATAATCTACATTATCCATTAGAGTAAACACTACTAATTGTCTTTTGTCTTTACATTCGTTCATAAATGGTAGGTTGTCCTCGCAAATCTTAATAGCTTTGTCTATTGTGTTAGTTTTCCTTTTTCTTTCTTTCATAATTATTTTAATAAGTTCTTTGTCTGTTATCATTGTTTAATCATATGAGTGTTAGTATACAGATACTGGTCTATTGACATCTAAAAAACTAGAGTCTAATCCCATATTCTGACAAAATAGTATTTTTAATTCAAATGCAATATCCATCAATTCCATATCATCTTCCCAATCATCTATCGTGCAATCGTTTGCTACGGCTCCCAACATATCTCCGCCTAAATAATTTTGATAGGCGGTCATCTTTTGATTTTTATATCCAAAGGGAGTTAAGTCAATCTCTACTCCGCCACCTCTATTAGTATAATTATCTCTAATTACAGCTTGTTCTAATTTAATTTTCTTTTTCATATTATTTGTTTTAATCGTTTATATAATCTTCTAGTTCTTCTCTTTCATAGTCTTTCAAGTATCTTCTTTTGTCCTCTGTCATATCCCAAATCATTTCTTTCCTTTCTACTTTTGCTAACTCCTCAGGTTCATAATCCCAGTAAAACCAACCCATGTAGTCGCTTTTTAATTCTTCATCATTTAGTTTTTCTAATTCTTTTTCGTACTTATCCATATATTCTTCTATTAGAATTTTTCTTTTTTTTGGCATAGTTTTATTTGATTTTTTCATTTTTATATTATTTGTCTGTTAGACTTTTGTATATCCATTATTATCTTTACTACTTCCCTGCCCTCCTCTTTTGAAAGTTCGTTGTAATCATAATAGTTAGCTAGTGCCGTGATGATGATAGTGTTTCTATCAATCTTGTCGGACTTGTCCGAAATGTTTTCGTGCCTTTTTCCAAAGGACTTATTCATTACATCTTTAAAATCGTTTAATTTCATATTATTTTTTTATTAAATTTATATATAAACTTTCTACTTCATCATATCTTTCGTTGTAGAAATCTTGTGCTTTTTCTGTAAATTTTATAGCATTTTCTTTTGTCTTTTCTAAATTTGCCCAATCAACATAAGTATTATCTCCAAATCTTTCTTCTGTTATTTGAGTGGCAATTTCATCTATAAATTCCATTTCGTTTGGTTTTATTTGATACCAAACTCCATCAATTTCATATTCATTTTCTTTCATAGCTATTTAGTTTTATGCTTGTATTCTAAGAATAATTTTTCTCTATATTTTATTTCATCTTTATTTAATTCAAACTCAAACCCATCAACAACTATATACATTTTGTCTACAATACTAAAAGTATTTATATTGTGTAAAGCAAACCATTTATTTGCGTTTTTTAAAGTTTCTGTTTTCATAATTATTTAGTTTTATTACCTACAATTCATTCTATATTGTTTATTTAGTGGTGTTATTCCTGGCGCATGGTGATAGGTTGCGCAACTAGATAACACTAATAGTGTTACTGCTAATAAGATTATTTTTTTCATAGTTTTAGTTTTTAATTAACGTGTATTTTTCTAGTATTTGTACTGCTATATCAAATGATAGATTATTTATTTCATCATCATTCATATTCATATTGTTATTCCATACTTCTTCTCCAATAAGTTCTTCTTTTATTATTTCTACCAATTCTTTATCCATAACTATTTAATTTTTGTCGGACTTGTCCGATATTAATTCTGTTTTTGTTTTGGTTATAAACTGAACTGCTGTCTTGCTTATATTCATAGCAGATATTAGTATACTGCAATCTTGCTCAGCTATCCAATTAATATATTTAGGGAGTAACTCAACTTCTTTTTCCTTACTATCGTCTGCTATTATTGTCAACTGATAACTATTTTCTTTTATGAGTTTACCGGTGTCATCTTTCCAGCCACCCTGACATTTTGTTAAAGTATATCCGTTGAAAGCTACTGCAGACAATGATAGTATTTTGTTAAGCTGTTTCTTGTTATTTACTGCAAAGTATATATCGTATTTATTCATATTGCTGTTTTATAAATTTTAGTGCTTGTTCATAACCAAACTGCACCGCCATTTGTGTTAATACTATATCCGAACTACCTTGATTTGCTTTTGCAAAACTTTCTAGTGTTTCTCTGTTTTTTGGAGTAGCAACAAAACTTCTATTTAATTTTTTAAGTTCTGCGTCTATCACTTTTGGAACCCAATCTTTTTCCAGATTTAACTTTTTCATTTTATTTAATTTAATTAGACTTAACTTTTCGGACTTGTCCTAATCATCACAACCAAGAGAATATCTAATAACTCTTGATACATCTTTTAGTTTGTAATGACTAATTATATCTCTAGCCATAAGACGTGAATAAGTCCCTCTTTGATATGTTGTGCCGTTTCTTTGAGGTTTAGGGAGTACTATTATACCTCTTTCGGTGTCAATTTTTATACATCTATCTTCTAAGATATATCCGGCTATCTTACTTTCTAATTCCATAATAATAAATTTTTAAAGGTTGGTTATACAAAAGGTTATTGCGCTTAATATAAAAGCTAATACTGATACTGATACTGCTAATTCAAAAAATTGTATAATTTTTGTTTTCATATTTTTACTTCTAAAGGTTGTCGGACTTGTCCGATTAATTTGTTTTGTTGTTTTGTTATTCATTGATATATGTAAACAATATAATGATATATTTGACTTGACCAAAAAGTACCAATAAAGTTATTAACAAGTTATTAACAATCATTATGACTTTCGGACTTGTCCGATTATTTGTCTTTGTACATTTGATATGTAGCAAAATCTCTATTTAGTTCTAAATCTTGTTGAGGATTAGAATTCTTGCTTAATCTAGCGTGTAAAGGACTGCACGAATTGTTTATTGTTTTATAGTATACATCAGATAGTATATGTTCCATTTCGCCACGTTTATTTCTGCTGACTACATACAACCTGCCATCTCTTCTATAATGGTGCATATTTTTTTTGCCTATATTCTTCAATCGTTTGCCACGCCAAATCCCGACTAAGCCCACGTGTGATGATAGTAATTGCCTTACAAGTTTTTCAGTAAAATCCATATAATAAATTTAAAGAGTTAAGAGGGGGTTTCCCCCCTCTGTAATGGGTTAGGGTTCGGACTACTTTAAAAGGCCTCTGACCTCTTCCAATTGCTCCTTAGTTAGGTTGTCACGTTCTCTATTAATGTGGTTAACTAGTAATTGGAATTTGTCGGCCTCGCTTGTTGTATTGTCTATAAATTTATAGAATATCTTTTCGCCTTTCTTCTCTAGCTTTAATTTTATTGGGGTGATATTACTGCCTTCTTCTTTGCTTAGTGCCTTTGATACTCTTTTGATAGTTCGTTGTAATGTGTTAAGCCTTTGGCTTTTCGATGTTTCCTTAGTGTAAAGATATAAAGCCGTTCCGGTTAATAAGTCCCTGTCTTTTTTTATTGCATTTGTTACAACCTCTGTTAGTTTTGTGCCTGAATTATTAACCTGCGTTAATACTTTGCAGAAATTTAATACCTCTTTTGCCGTTTTTGATACTTTTTCGGATTTGTCCGATTTTACTTTTTTTACTGCTGTTTTCATAGTTTTATTATTTTGTGTTTGTATACCGACAATATAGTGTTTTAAAAAAAAAAGTCAAGTTAATTGCCTGACAATGTGTCAATTAGGCCTGACAATGTGGCAGGTGTATATTTCGTACGTGTCACTAATAAAATAAAATTCATGTGCAAGTGATTAGTAAAAAAGTTATCAACAAATTACTAATTTAGAATGGTTTTAAATAGTGGGGGGTTTGTTCCGTTCCTCGTGCCGTCTAGTTCCTAACTTAGTACGGCTGTGCGTTCGGCCGTTCGTATGTGGTTAATTAGTTGGCTTCGGATTTGTCCGATTAGTTGGAAAGGGTACCCGATAAAATAATTTCATTTTTGTTTTAGAAAAAAAATTTTTATGTATGTGTATTATCCCCTATTCACGTACATCTCACGTCTTTTTTCGTACCCACCCATTTTCATAAGTAGTGTACCCATGTATATATATATTTATATATTTATTTATTTATAGTAATAGGTACCTATAATTTGTATGTTGCATACACCTTTGCTCTTCTACCAGTATCTCTCATTTGGTAGTCTCTAATTACAGCATCTTTCATAGGTATTTTTCTAACAGAATTGTCAGATTTAGATTGTTGTTCTTGTTTAGCTTTTATCTTTGCGTTTCTGCCCATTATAAACTCTTCTTTAATATCTTTCCTATATCAGAACTTATAATTCCCTGCTTTACTCTTAGGTCTATAGATTTCATTCTTTCTTCTAATGCATCCGCATGCAGCTTATCTACGTGCTCCTGAACGTTTTTTTGTATTCTTTCGCTGTGACCCACAGAGCGCCCAGTAAACTCCTTTGAGATTCTTAATTTACCTTTTATATTCATTTCTTTTTTATAGTTTTTACTTTGCCATTTGTAGTTCTTGCATACTTATGGGTTTTAGTTTCTCTTATTAGAGTTCCATAGTATCTTTTACCTCCGTACAACCAGCTTACTTTTTTAGCCATATTAAACTTTTCTTTTTCCTGTTGATGGGGATTTTCTACTAGAAGGGTAATTATGAGACACCCCTTTTCTTCTGCCTCCTTCTCCTTTTTTTCCTCTATTAGAGCTTTTCTTTTTACACACTAAATTAGAAGCAGCATTATTTCTAGGATTACCATCCTTATGATGAACTTCATGTCCAGGAGGACATTTCTTGTTCCTGTTTGCTTTGTTTCTAGCTGCTCTATTTTTTTTAGCTTCAGTAGAAGAGTGGAATTTTTTATATTCTGCTTTGTAATCTCTAGCCATTACCACTTAACTTTATTAGCCCAGTACGCTGCAGAACATTTGCCTTTCTTTATATTTTTAGCATGTCTTGCTTTAAAAGACTTTCTTCTTGCTTTAGATTTAGCATCTGTTTTTTTACCAGCTGTACTCACCCCTTGCTGTCCAAAACGTATTGTTTTAGGCTTACCGCCACACATAGTAACAACAACATGAGATTTAGTTTTATGACTAGGAGTTCTTTTAGGTTTATTTAAACCACTAACTCCGGCACGCTTTATAGAGGCTGCTTTTTTACTTCCAGTTGATTTGCTTTCTCTAGCCATTACTTTTTGTGTTTTTTCTGAATAGGGAAGCTAGCAAATAAGCTTGCCCCTGTGTGAGCAACAAACTTACCGCTATGCTTCATAAGCTTAACTGTCTTTCCTTTTTTCATCCAATGATAACCCGCTGGAGCCTTTACTCTTTTATTAGACATTATCTTAAATTTCCTTTAGGTTTTACTTTTACGTTTTTCTTTTTACCGCAACCGCACCCCATTAGTAAGACATTTTTTTTCTTCCTTTTTTCTTAACAGCTCCTCCTTTTCTTCTCATTCCTTTTTTAGGCATAATATTTTATTTTAGGTTAATAAATAATTTTAATAATATACAAATATAATAAATTTTTTATTAACAACACAATTTAAATCAACTTTTATTACTATATTTGTTTATAATTTAATTAAAAAAACATGGACAATAAAGACAAAAAAGAGCCTGGAATAATAAAAAAAAGCTTTAGTTTAGGAAAGGCTTTATTTAGATATGCAAAAGAAGGGTTCCCAAATGTTTCTCAAGAAGTTTATGAGCAAAGAATGATGCTTTGTAATAGTTGTGAGTTGCTAGACAAACAGTCTGCATCGTGTAAATCTTGTGGTTGCGTTGTAGAGTATAAAGGCAGAATGGAAACAGAGTCTTGTCCAGAAAAAAAATGGTAAAATGAATCAACAAGGATTAATAAGAAAAATAATAGTTACAGCAGGAGATAGAGATATTACGTATGTAAAAGGTCAAACTATTGCTGGAGGAGCTATAAAAATAGTAGACATAACATTTGATGGAATGTACGCAGAAGCTTTTGGAGAGGGTAGATATAATATCTACGTCATACCAAACAATGAAAAGTTCGTTAGATTATGGAAATCTATCCCTTCCAATAAGTGCGTACCAGAATATGAATTAGAACTAGAAGAACTTAAAAAATGAAAATAAACCCTTTAGGAGACTTTGTATATATTAAACTAGAAAAAGAAGAAGAAAATACTCATACTTTAGATGATGGCAAAGTTATATGGCTAGACACTTCTTATGATAGATATGTTAACGCTAGACAATTTGGAACCGTAGAGCTTGTTTCTATAAACATAAAAAAACGAGTAGAAGATAACTTAACTTTAAAAAAGGGAGATAAAGTATATTTCCATCACCATGTTATTGATGAAAGGATGGCTAGTGAATTTGGTGGAGATAATATATACAAAGCTCATTATGACCAAATATACTGCTACGTTAGAGATGGCAAAATAACAATGCTTCAAGATTATGTTTTTGTGGAGCCTATAGAGTTAGAAGATAAAATAGGTAAAATACATATACAATCTAAAGAATCCACTAAAAGAGGTAAGGTTAAATTCTGTAATCAATTCTCAAAAGATGATGGGTTTAAAAATGGAGATGAAATATTATTTATTAAAAACGCTAATTATGATATGATAATAGAAGGAGAGAGATTATTCAGAATGAATAACAACGAAATATTAGCTAAGACAGAAGGGTTAGAATGATAGAAGAAGAAAAAAGCGAAATACAATTATATGTAGAAGGAACTTTACAGGAGCTATTAAGCGCTGCTAAAGATGGTATCGCTACTTTAATAGCAGATGTAAGAAGACCTATAGCAGACGATGTAGCAGACGAAAGACGTAAATCAGCATTAGAGTCTAAAAAGAAAGCATTTATGGATGCTCAAGAAATGTTAGCAGCATTAGTAACATTAGAAAATAAAATAAAAGGACAAAAGGAAGAAGAAGAAGTCTTAGACAATAACTTTAAAGGAGGATTCTCCGAAAAATACGCAAGAAAAAAATGATAGAAGAAATAGCTCAAATGCAAAAAGAAGAAAGAATAATATATAACTCAATGTTTTATTCTTATATGGTTTTAACAAAACAGGCTACTGTAAAAGAACTGTTTGAGTCAAGTAAAGATTTTGGATTATTATTCCACCCAGAAGATTTGGAACACTTAAAAGGTCAAGAAGCCACAGACATAATAGACTGCCTTATAGATTTCTTTATAGAGATAGAGGAATACGAAAAGTGTCAAGACTTAGTTGATATAAAAGAATTATATAAATAAAAAAAGGGGCATAAAGCCCCTTTTTTATTGTAAAGAACTAATATTATCCTTTAGTAAAGTAAGCGTACTCTAATACACAAGCAGCTGTATTAGCTTGAAATTCTAAACCTGTACTTGGAGCTAAAGGTAAAAATGCAAATTCTCCTGGAGATAGTCTAGCAAAAGCTGTTGCTGCATCCGTTCTTACATCAATATAATTAGTTGTATCTATATTTTTTAAATACACATAATTAATTGCAGATATTGAACTAGCTATAAGTGTTGTTACACCACTGTGAGATATAGAAGCTCTTGCTATATTTACAGCAGGATTTGTTGTTGTTAAAGTATCTGTTACCGTAATACTTAAAGAATCAGCAGTAGCATCTGTGCTTGTCAATGTTAATGTTGGTGTTAATGTTGCCATTTTAATTTATTTTTTTAAGTTAATATTACGTTGTTAATGCTGATTCAGTTCTAGTTAAAGCTGTAGCAACTGTTTCATCTAAAGCTAAAGTGTCATAACCATGTTTACCAGTTCCTTTCATTATGATTTGACATTTGTCTGTACCTAAAGCTGTTCCGTCAGCTGACAATTCACCAGCAACTGAGTCACGACCAGAAACAATATTCTTAAGTCTAAGTATTCCAGAAACAGAAGTGTCAGGAAAAGCAACTATTCTTGAGTTTACTGTTAATGTTGCAAAGTCAGCAAGTCCAGTTTTACCTCCTAAATGATTAGTAAAAGAAGTCATTAACCCGTCTAACGAAGTTTCTATATCTAATATGTCTACATGAGGAGAATTTACGCCTGCACAATTATTATTAGATTTGTCATACCAAGTAGCCCAGTCATCTGCAGAAGCTATGCTTCCTGAAACAGGAACTGCTAATCCTTCATAAGCCATAATAACTCTATCAAGATTAATCATTAAGTTATTTTCTAAAATTGTGTCAGCATCATAAGCTACACCATTTAATGTGTTAACCTCAACTACTCTTAATTGTCCAGATTCAGCAGACACACCTAAACCTCCATCTGCTACATTTACACAAGGCTCTACTGTTCTGATTTCAATAGGTCTTCCTCCACCCATTGTGTCAGCATAAAGAAGTTTACCTTGCACTCTATATACAGGTAACTCTAGTCCAGTCGCACCAGTTGTAATGTCTTGTTTAGTGTTAGCATCATAATCAGTTTCACTTCCATGTAAAAATACATTATCAGCACCAGTTATTTTTTGTCTGAAAATTTTACCAGGAGTATAGTCAGAAGAAGCTATATCAAAGTTTCCTACTGAATCTCCTACATCCCCAACACGAATATACTCTCCTGTTGTAAGACCGTGAGCTGTAATAGTCAAAGCATCAGTTGCCGCAGTAGCGACAGTAGCATTAATTCCTAATGCTGTTTCTACATTAGTACCATAGATAATATGCTCGGTACTAAGCATCATTGTTTTTGCGTCAGCAGCAGTCGTACCGAACTCTTCGTTTCCGTACTTTAACACGCTTACGCTAATTAAGTTTGCCATTTTTTTAATTTTTTATTATTAATAGATTGATTGTAATGCAAATATAGTTAAATCATTTGATATATCAAAATTTTTTGTTATATTTGTATCATGTCAAGTAAAGAAATTTATGGAATACCAGTTAATATTCCAAAGAAACCTTCTAAGCGTTTTATTTTAGGAAATGACAAGCCTAAGAAAAAACAAAAATGGGAAAGAACAGAGCTTCCAGACAACTGGGAAATATTACCAGAGTCTAAAAGAGCTAAGTTTATAGAGCAAGAGTTTAAAAGAAGAACTGAAGGGGTTTGGTTTATGAACAATGGTAGGGCAACATATATAACAGGTTTGCATTATTATTATTTAAACTGGTGTAAAATAGATATAGGGTATCCAGATTACTGGGATAGAGACAGAAGGTTTTTTCTTATATGGGACGGAGTAAGAAGTAATCCAGATTGTTACGGATTAATAATGCCAAAACATAGAAGGCAAGGAGCCTCTTGGAAAGCTGCTGCAATTGTTATGCATGATATAACTCTATCTTACAATTCCAATGGTGGGATTATGAGTAAAACGGGTTCTGATGCTAAAAAGCTCTTTGACAAGGTTGTGTTTATGTTTAGAAAGTTACCAGATTTTTTTCAACCTATTATTGAGGGAACCGATTCTCCTAAAACAGTGCTTTCATTTAAAAAGCCTGGAGAAAAGATTACTAAGAATAATGTTAAGGTTAAAAAATCTGAAGCTCTAGATAGTCAGATAGATTGGAGGAATACTAAAAACAACTCTTATGATGGAGAAAAACTTAAGACGTTTGTTTCCGATGAGGGGGGTAAGTGGTTAGAAGCTGATGTTTCTAAAAATTGGCAAATTGTAAAGCCAGCTCTTTCAGAAGGGATAAGAATTATAGGTAAAGCTTTTTTACCATCTACAGTTAACGAAATGGAATCTGGGGGTAAGGCTTTTAAAGATATATGGGATGACTCTAATCAAGAAGAAATTGTTCCTGGAATAAATAGAACTAAATCTGGTTTATACAGATATTTTACTCCAGCTTATGATGGCTTTGAAGGGTTTATAGATGAGTATGGAAATAGTGTTATAGAAAACCCTAAAAAGATAACTTATGACAAATATGGAGAAAAGATTAATATTGGAAGTAAGGAGTATCTAGAGGGAATTAGAAATAGTTTTAAAAACGATACTAATAAATTAGCGGAATACAAAAGACAATTCCCTTTTACCCCAGAAGAAGCTTTTAGGGTAAGTACTGATGATTGTTTGTTTGATTCAGAAAGAATATATCAACAAATAGATTATATTGAAGGGATGGGTAATAATATGATTGTAAAAGGTAATTTCATATGGAAAAATGCTGAAAAAGACAGTGAAGTAATATGGATACCTGATAGAAAAGGAAAATGGAAAACAGTATGGATGCCGGATGCTGAAGATATGAATGCTAAAGTGGTAAAAAGAAATGGCGTTTTCCCAGGAAACGAATTACATTTAGTTTCTGGATGTGACCCTTTTGACCATGATATAACAACAGATGGAAGAAGGTCTGATGCGGCTTCTTATGTGTTTAGAAAATTAAATGTTCATGACCAAAACAATTCAAATATGTTTGTGTCAGAATATATACATAGGCCTCCAAAAGCAGAAATGTTTTTTGAAGACATGTTAAAACAATGTGTTTTTTTTGGATGTCCAATATTAGTAGAGAATAATAAAATAGGATTAATACAATATTTTAAAAGAAGAGGATACGAAAAATACTTAATGGCAAGACCGGAATCTACACATACAAAGTTTAGTTTAAAACAAAAAGAGGTTGGTATACCAGCAACTGGTTCGGCTGTTGCTAATGCTATTGTAGACTCTATACAAGCGTATATATATGATTATGTGGGAGTTAACGAAGAAGAGGATGAAATAGGAAGAGTCTTTTTTATAAATTTATTAAAAGACTGGCTTGAATTTGATATAAATGATAGAACTAAATTTGACGCTACTATGGCATCAGGTATAACTTTATTAGCTTCACAGAAAAAAATTAAACCAAAAACAGAAATAAAACAAACACAATCTTTTGTGAGAAAATATAGCAACACAGGAGTAATGTCTAAATTAATAAAATAAAATGAAAAGAAAAAATCTTTATGGGTTTCCCAATCCATTTGCTTCCCGAGAAGAGAAGTTACAAAAAGAATATGGGCTTCAATACTTCAGACAAATTTATAGAGAATGGGAGGATGAAGGCTCTGGTATAAGTTTAATGTCTACAAGAAATCAAAGGTATAGAAAATATAGAGAGTACGCTGAAGGAATGCAATCTGTAGACCAATATAAAGAATTAGTTGGAGCAAACGGAGATAGTTCTTACTTAAATTTAAACTGGGAAGTTGTTCCTATCATTCCTAAATTTGTAGATGTAATTTCAGGAGGCCTTATGAATCAAGACTACAAAATTAAATGTACAGCAATTGACCCTTTTTCTGTAGATAAAAGAAATGAGGATAAATGGGAAATGGTAACAAAAATGGAGCTTAAAGATTTTATGGAAGAAATGTCTGGGTTAAGCGGGCTGCCTATGAATGAAGGGTTTAAAGATTTGCCAGAAACTTCAGAAGAACTAGACCTGTACATGCAATTAAATTACAAGCAAGCTACAGAAATAGCAATGGAAGAAGGTATAGAATTAACAATGTATCTTAATGATTGGGAAGAGGTAAAGAAAAGAATCATAAGAGATTTAATAGTTTTAAATATAGGAGTATGTAAAACAGGTGTTGAAAACGGAAAAATAACAATACGTTATGTAGACCCTATAAATTTTGTATCTTCACATTCTTCTAGGCCAGATTTTAAAAACATGGAGTATGCTGGAGAGGTTATATATATAACTATACATGATTTAAAAAGAATGGCTGGAGACCAATTTAGCGAAGATGAATATCAAGAAATTGCACAATCAGTTTTAGGAAAGCATGGAAACCCTAAAAGTATTTCTACTACAACTGTAAATTATAATGGTTTTGAAACTACAGAATATGATACTTATAAAATAGCTGTATTAGATGGTGTGTTTAAATGCACAGATTCTACTAATTATGAAAAGAAGCAAAATAAATATGGGGGTTATTCTGTAAATAAAAAATCTTCTAATTATAAACCGCCTAAAAGCCCTAGGTATAAAAGAGAGCAAGTAAAGTCTTCTGTTGAAATGATATATAAAGGTAAATATATAGTTGGTACAGATTTCTTATTTGATTATGGTATTGCTGAAAATATTGTAAGACCTAAAAGTCATTTAGAAAAAGCTTTGATGCCTTTTTGTGTTTATGCTCCTAATATTATAAATATGAATAATAAAGGATTAGTGGAAAGAATGATTCCTTTTGCAGACCAAATACAATTGTCTCATTTAAAGATGCAACATCTTATTTCTAAAGTAAAACCAAAAGGTTCTGCTATTGAGTTAGGGGCTATAGAAAATGTAGGCAAAGGAGATGGTGGTACTTTTACACCTATAGAAGTTCAAGATATATATCAGCAAACTGGTAATTTATATTACAGAATTCAGCAAGATGACGGAACTCCTGGCAACTCTACCCCTATACAAGAACTAGGAGGAGGAATTGGAGGCGCTTTACAAGAGTTAATAGCAATCTATCAGTACAACTTACAGATGATTAGAGATGTAACTGGTATTAACGAAATTAGAGCTGCAGAACAACCAGACAAAGAATCTTTAGTAGGTGTTCAAAAAATGGCTTTATTAGCTTCCAATAATGCTACCAGATGGTTAAATCAAGCTTATTTAAATATTACACAAAATATGTGTAAAAGTATTGCTTTAAGAGTTCAAGATTTAGTTAACTACTCAGGACCTTACAAAGGATATATTCAAGCTATTGGAGAGTTTAATATGAAAGCTATTGAGGTGACAAAAGATGTCACTTTGGCAGACTTTGGCATTATGATTGAGCCTTTACCAGATGATGAGGAGAAGGCTATATTAGAACAAAACATACAAATGTCTTTGCAACAACAACAATTAAGATTAGAGGATGCTATTATGATTAGAACAATTCCTAATGTTAAATTAGCAAATCAATTATTAGTTTTAAGAAGAAAAAAATACGCAACAGAACAACAAGAAATGGCAATGGCAAATGCTCAAGCAAATGCACAGCAACAACAAGCTTCTGTTGCAGCAAAAGCTCAAGCTGACGCTCAATTAAAACAAATGGAGGCTCAATCAGAAATGCAAAAAATGCAAGCCGAGTTTCAGATGAAAGAAGCGTTTGCAGAAGCAGAGCATAAAAGAAAACTTATTGAGTTAGAATATCAAGGAAGTATTAAATCTGACCATATTAAATTAGCAGAGGATGATTCTGACCTTGTAAGAACAAAAGTAAAATAATAGGAATATTCAAAAACTTTTTGTATATTTGCGTAAGTTAAATTTAAATTAAAGAAAAAAATTATGGAAGAAAACAGATTTGAGGAGTTAGTGGCTAAAAATATGGGTGCTAAAATAGAAACCGAAAAAGCTCCTGCTGAAGAAGTTAAACAAGAAGCACCAAAACAAGAAACTGCAACTGAAGAAAAAACAGAAGCAGTTAAAGAAGATAGTTCTTTAAAAACGGAGGAAACTCCAACGAAAACGGAGGAAACTCCAACGGAAGAAAAAAACACTCAATCTGAAGGTGAGGCTGTTACCAAACAACCTAGTTTTGAAGAATTGTTAAGCGAAAAGTTTGACGGTAAATACAAAACGGTTGAAGAGTTACAATCAGCTTTATCATCACAAAGTGCTTCTAGCGAAGATGCTTTTGCTAACGAACAGATAGCAAAATTAAATGAATATGTCGCTAAAGGAGGTAGCATGGAAGAGTTTTTTAGTACTCAAACGGCTAATTATGAGGAAATGGATACTGAAAATGTTGTGAAAAGTCACATGAAGTTTAAGAATCCAGAATTAACTATGGAAGAAATTGGTCTTTTATATGAAGATACATATAAGCTAGATGAGGACGAATATACGGATAAAGAAGTTAAGTTGTCTAAGATTAAACTTAAGCAAAAGTCTTTAGAGGCTAGAAAAGAGCTTATGAAATTTCAAAGCGATAACGCTATTCCTAAAACTGCAAAAGATGCAGAAGCTGAAAGGCTAGCTTTAGAAGAAAACCAAGCAAATTGGAGGTCTAGAGTTAATGAAGGATTAAAAGATTTTCAAGAAGTAAGTTTTGATTTAAACGATAAAGGAGATAAATATACTTTTGCTGTAAATGAAGATTCTATGAAGTACGTTAAAAATACAACTTCTAATCTTTCTGACTTCTGGAAAAGATATGTAAAAGAAGACGGTAGTGAAGATATTGGAAAAATAGCAAGAGAAATGGCTATTCTTGAAAATGTTGACAATATAGTAAGAAGTGCATATGCTCAAGGAAAGTCTGGAGGGAAAGAAGATGTAATTAATGACATTAAAAATCCATCATATACACCAGAAAGTAAATCTAGCGACGGAACGCCATTATCCATACAAGAACAGATTAGTAAGCAATTACTAGAATAAATTAATTATTAACGAATATAAAAATTAAAAAAAATGGCATATTCAAGCGGAACGGGTTATGCGAATGGAATTCCTAGTGCATTCCAAGTAGCAACCCAAGAAAACTATGTGTCTACAATTAATGTTCACATGCCAGAAAAGGCAGAAGACTTTATTTCTAGATACGGAGACCAATCTTTAACAGGATTTTTGGACTCAATGGGAGCTATGGCTCCAACTGCTCAAAAAAAATACGAGCACTATGAAGATGATTGGATTCATCAAAATTTTAAACTAGAGGCAGGTGCTACTGTAGCTGTTGCTGGTACAACTGTTACTTTAGCTGATGCATCGTCTTCTGACGGTACATCATCAGGTAAATTCTTTTTAAGAGTTGGTGATGTTGTAATGTCTCCTCTAGGAGAGTTAGCTCTTTGTACTGAGCGTGCAGCTAATAATACTGCAAAATTAGTTGCGTATAATTCAGCATGGACTGCAACTACTACAGCTCAAACATTAATCATTATTGGTAATGAGTGGGGTGAGAGTACTAATCAGCCAGAAGGAATTACTCCTGTTGCTAATCACTACTTTAACTACACAATGATTATGAAAGAATCATTTGATGTTTCTGGTTCTGAAGCAACTAACAAAACTTGGTTTAAAGTTAACGACCCTAATACAGGTCAATCTGGTTACCTTTGGTACTTAAAAGGTGAGGCTGATACTTACAAGCGTTTTATGAACTATTGTGAGACTATGATGCTTCAAGGTAAGATTGCTACAAACTCAAACGCTGCTTTACAAGCTGGTCAAACTGCTGGTTCTATTGGTGCGGGTGGTATTACAGGTTCTGAAGGACTTATTGAGTTTATTAGAACAGGTAATACTCAAACTTATAACCAATTAGCTGGATTTAACTTATCTGATTTTGACTCAATGATTAGAACTTTAGACACTAATAGAGGTGCTAAAGAAAATACTATGTGGTGTGGTATTGACTTATCATTAGCTATTGACGATGCAGTTGCAGCTATGTTTGCAGGTGGTGGTATTTCTTATGGCGCATTTAATGGTGCTGAAGAAATCGCTGTAGCATTCGGATTTAAATCTTTCACTAGAGGTGGTTATACGTTCCATAAGAAAACTTATGATGCGTTTAATTACTTACCTATGTTTGGTGCTGATGGATACAATTACGCTGGAATGGGAATGGTTATTCCAGGTGATATGAGAAAAGATGCAAAAACAGGTTCATCTATACCTTCTTTAAGAGTTAGATATAAAGAAGCAGGAGGATACTCAAGAAAAATGGAACACTGGTTAACAGGTTCTGCTGGTCTTGCAAATCCAACTAATGAGACTGATAATATGGAAGTACACTACAGAACTGAAAGAGGTTTTGAAGGATTCGCTTCTAATAGATTTATCTTGTTAGAAAGAGCTTAATAAGCTTAGTTACTGAAAGAATGGGAGGGAAAGCCTCCCTCCCTTCTTTTTTTTATTAATTATATTAAATTTTAGAAAATGGCAAACAAAAAAAGAAAACCGACGGTATATACATTATCGTCAAAAAATGAAGCTCCTGCTACGTCAGGAAAAAATTATCCAGCTACTGCTAGGATACCATCTATAGATGAAATCTATGATGACTCAACAGAAACAAATAGAATGATTCGTTACGTTGTTGGAGAGCAATCAATATACGAAGACGAACAAACTACAGACAATCCAATTATAGGCGATGTTGTTTTTACAAATGGAATACTTACTGTTCCTTTTAATCAAGTAAATTTGAAAAAATATTTAGAAGCTTGTAATTATAATGCAGATAATCCAGATAGAATTGACACCATTAAGCCTTTGTTTAGTAAAGTAAATACAGAGTTTGATGCTCAAAAATCTATAAAGGCATTAGAGGTTGAATATTTAGCTACTGATACTTTAATGAAAATGGAAGCTCAAAAAATGGTAGGATATGCTAGAGCTATGGGGGTTGATGTAGATAGAAGCATGTATGAAATAAAACATGACATGATGGTTATGGCTAAAGGAAATCCAGAGTTATTTATGGAAGAAATTTCTAATCCTATGATTGAAAGAAAACAAATAATAATGGATGCTTTAGATGAAAAATTTGTTTATGAAAATAAAGGTAAAAGACAATTTTACTGGGCAGATACTAAAGAGTTAATTTTTACTGTTCCAGTAGGGATAAATCCTTTAGATGCTTTTACAGAATATACTTTTGACGACGAAGGAACTCCTGTGTTTTCAAGAATAAAGAGAATGCTTTCTGGAGAAAAAGAAGAAGTTAAAACTGTAAAAAAACAATCAAAAAAGGTTAAAGTATAGATTTAACTTAAATATTATTTAAAATTAGGGGATATTTATACGTATCCCCTTTTTTTTATCCAATTATTTTTGTATATTTGTGGTTAGTCTTAGATATTATTTAAATAAAATTACATGGCAGTACTATCCGCTTACTCTTATCTTTTTGAAGTAAATCCAACAGACCAAACTACAGGTCTTGGAAAAAACGGAGACCATAGCGCTAATTATGGGTCAGCTAATACAGGGGCAGCATTAACAACAGGAAATTGGTCTCCTCCTGCAGGTCATCAAGGGGGTACTTTTGCTGCAAATAATACTACTAACCCTCCTACTCCTGGGGGTGTTTCAGGTAGGGGTGGTAAAACAACAGTAAGGGTTACTATCGCTATAGATAGAAGTAATTTTAAACCTGCACTTGGGCCTACTGGTTCTGGATTAGAAAGACCAATAGCTCCAAAAATGCTAGAAATACAAGATATTACTGGAGATGGTATTTATCCAAGCTTACAACATTTTCCTGGTGGGCAATATAATCATCCTTTAGGTTTGAATGCAGGTGGTGCCTCGTCAGGAGAGTACCGAGTTCTTGATTATGTTGATGACGGAAAATTTCATGAAGCTTTAACTGCTGGTTCTACAGGTCATAGTACTTATCAGGGAGGAGGGATACCTCCGACATCAGGAGAAAGAACATTTCAAGTAGAATTTACTAATGGTCATATAGAAACTATTACTGTTTTTGTTTTAGGAAGAAATGCCTTATACCATGAAGGGGAAGACATTACAGATATTGCTATTGATACAAATCTTCCTAGTTTTTACGGTAATGGAATGACTCATACAGGAGCGGGAAATGTTAGTACATATTCTACACTAGATAGTGAAAGTGTATCTGTTGGTAAATTTTCTGGCGGTGAATCTGCAATACGAATGAATTATAACACCCTAAGCCCTCCTAGCAGCGGAACTCCAGCAGGATGGCCTGTTAATACAATTTTAAATAGCCCTTCAATGGGTAGTACTGATGCATATTGTGGGGGTTATGAACCTAGAATGCTGGTTGGTAGTCAATCATTAATAGGTCACCCTAATTTAAAATGGGGAACAACTATTGAGCCTGGAGGTTGTAGCGGTTCTTGTTGGGACGGAACTCCTAAGTCGTTAGTTATGGCCGCTAAGGTTGTGCAAGATGACGACGAAAGATTTGCTGGAATTACAGATTTTGTATTGCACGATATAGCATCCTTAAACTCAGGTTTTGGTTCATCAGGAAATAAAGTTTATTCTGGGGTGCCTCATAACTGGGTTGGTTATGCTAAATTTAATAGTGGTTGGAGTCAACCATCATTAATAGCCGGTCAATATCCACCTTTAAATATGCTAGGGACTCCTACTGGTAGTAATTTTACTGCTAATTTAGATAATACATATATTGATTTTAATAATAATAGTTTAGATAAAAATTCTTACTTTAGAATACCTGCTAGCCCTATAAGTGTAAATAACTCTGCAGGCTCTTTAGATACAGAGATAAGAGAAATTTTTCTACATGAAGATTCATGGATTATAGGAACGGTTGGAGGTCTTTACGAACCAACATCTACTTATGATGCTGTTGTTACTGCAATGTCAGGTGTTAATACGGGAAGTAGTCCAGGAACAGAGAGTTTTAGCTCTGCAGTTTCCCACACTTATAAATATATTGAAGATGATGTGGATGACCCTTGTAGGAATTTTTCAGTTTCTAATGTTCCTTATACAACTACGGATGAAACTTCAGTTGGAGCTAACGATGGAACTTTTAGTATAAGTCTTCCGGCTTCAGGTGCGCCTTATAATATAACTATAACAGATAGTTCGGGGACTGTTGTAGGTACTAACAATACAGCTTCTAATTTAGCTCCAGGAATGTACACTGTTACCGTTAGAGATAATTCAGATTGTGAAGACCAAATGGCGTTTATGATTTATGCTTCTACTTCTAGTCCCTGCAACATACAGGCTACAGCAAGCGCATCTATAAAATGTGCCGGGCTATCAACTTTAACTATAAATACTAATCAACCGACAAGTTCTTGGAAAACAACTTGGAAAGACCCTTCAGGGGTAGTAATTCCTGTGTTAGGAAACATTTATCAACCACAAGTAAGTGTAAATGCTTCTACAAATCCTGGTACATATACGGTTGAAATAGAAGATACTAATTTTGCTTCAGGGGTATGTGTTTTACTTCTTTCAATACCAAATGTTTCTGCTACTGCAATAAACTTAAGCGCAACAGCAACAGATGTTACTGTTTTTGGTGGTTCTGATGGAACAGCTACTGCTTTAACTTCTGGAGGGACACCTCCTTTTAATTACTCTTGGAGTAATGGTGCTACTACTCAACTTATATCTAATTTAACTGCAGGAACTTATAGCGTAACTGTTACAGATAGTTCTAATTGTACGACTACAGCTAGTGTTACAGTTGGGCAACCTGTAACCAAGCCAGTTAACGCAAAATGTTTAGATGTTTGCTTAGATTTAGATAATGGAGTGTTTGATTTTGTTGATAATAATGATTATTCTCCAGCAGGCCCACAATTACCTTATAGAATTGCTTTAACAATAGAGCATTCAAACGGAACAATAGTTCACCCTGGTTCTTTAGGAAATCCTGATATATTTTCGGATTCAAATTTAAGCAATGTAAGAACTTACAATTACAATATAAAATACGGTCAAAACAATAAAATACAAATACCATCTAGTAGTGGAAATTATATTTCTGATGTTTATAAAGTAACAACAGAATGGAATTTTTCAGGAACTTCAGTTCCGGAAGTAACAAAAGTATGCTATATTAACGCTCAAGGATTAGCGATGTTTGATAATATTTCTATTGATACATCTTTAACATATAGTTGTACTGGAGATATTATAAGTAAAGACAATACTGTTTATGGCATGAGTGGTATTCCTTTTACTATATCTAGAACTCATAAATTATTTGGGCCTTCTACAAGTGGATTGCCAACTCCAGCTTTTACAACTGGAACAAATATGATAACTCATTCTTTATACGAAGGAACTTGGGATAATTTTATAGAAACAGAAATAAAATGGACAATCCCTTCTAGTCCTGCTTTAGGAATAACATATGAGCCTTTGTGTGTTACAAAGACATTATACGGAACTGCTTCTGTTGACGTAGAATGTTTTGTTGACCCTTGTGTAGTTCAATATTACACAAAAAAAATAAGAAATAAATATGATAAAGCTGTTTGCGATTGCGACACTTTAAAAATAAAAAAATATAGAGCTCAACTACAAAGAATTGTTGAGTTATTAAATGTATTCATAATAGGAGAACAATCAGAGTGTGCAAATGATTATTCAGAATTATGGACTATTCTTGGAATTAGCTACCAAGACCATTTAACCGACCCTAACTGTTGCTCATCTATTAAAGACGCAACACCTAATCCTAAATTAATAGGAGACGGGTGTATAGGAGATGTAGGGGATTGTGGAGATGATGGAGGAGGAGGTGGGAAACCACCGCCACCACCACCACCGCCGCCAAATAATTGCGCCTGCGACTCTACTACTCCTTATTGGGATTTTACACTCCAAGCAGCTGGAGGTTATGCCGTTGGAGATTTAGTGTGGCACACAACACAGATTGGAGGAAATGATGTTCCTGTTAATACTTGTAAAGCGTGTTTTGAAGTGGGGACTATTCCTACGGGAGGTTGGGACCCAACTTTACCTATCAACGAATTGCCAAATGAAGATAAACAACAATATTGGACTTTTGTTACTTGTAATGTTTCTAGTCAAAACAAAGATTGTTTTGGATGTACAGATAAAAATTCTATTGGTTACAATCCAAATGCTGTGTATGATGATGGTTCTTGTATTCCTTGCGTATATGGATGTCCAGACAGTACAGCATTAAACTATAATTCAGCTGCTACTTGTGACGATGGTTCATGTATAGCTGTTGTTTATGGTTGTACAGACCCACTAGCTTTGAATTATTACCCTGGAGCAAATGTTGATGACGGTTCTTGTTGTTATATTTCAGGCTGTACAGATGGAGCCGCTACAAATTATTCTCCTACTGCTTGTTATGATGATGGCTCATGTATATATCCAGGAGCATGTACTTCTACTAATTGGGTTAATATTTATTCTTCTCCAGTTTTACTTCACGATGGTATACCAAAATTTTCAAACTTAGTTTTAGATAATGGAAATAATATTTGGGCTTGGGTGGCTTCAAATAGATTTCCGTATGGCCCTATGAATCATCCGATTAATCGTAGTTTGGCTATAGGTCCTGCTGCAGACGTTACATCTCCTACTGATTATTGGGCTCAATCGGCTGGAACTTGGAATATAAGCCCTGCGCTTAGTTCACTTCCAAACTTTCCTGTTAGTTCTCAAGAAATAGTTACTACAGGAGATGGAAGGTTTTGGTTTGTAAATGGGGAAGGAGTATCTCAAACAAATGCTTTTGCGGGAATGTCCAGCGCTTCAGCAACTAACGCCGGGGGTGTATTTAGCAGTAAATATAATATTACTTCTCATGCTCTTCCTGCTTTAGTGAAAAATAAAGAAATGAGATATGTTACTATGGATGTTGATGGTGCTTCTACTCCACTTTTACATATATTATTTGGCTCACGAGATTCTGCTGATAGCGTTACTCACGGAAGTGGAGGCTCAGAAAGTGGTGCTTATAAAACTTACTATTATACAATGGATACTTCTAATGGTAGCTTTACCTTAGTTGATACATTAAATGAATCAAATACAGACTGTCATTTATATTGGAGAAATGAAAACTCTCATGATTTAACTAGTCAATATAAAAACGAAAAAGGAGAAATTAATGCTAAATTAAAATGTGATTCTTCTAATAAACCATGGGTTGTTTCTAATGGTAAAATAATGAAATACGATAGTGGGTGGAAAAACATATCTGGAAGTGCTGCTACAGCAAATGCGGGAGACTTTCATACTCATGCTACTACTGGGGCTAACACTGTTTTCACTGAAGATGCATCAGGTTCAACAAGAAATCCTGGGGGAATGTATGGAACAAATCATTGGGAGTATAGAGAAATAACACTAGACTTTTTAATTGACGGTTCTAATAAATACATTTTAACTTATAGTACTAGAAAATTAGACAATGCTTCACAACAGGGAAGTTCTCCAGCTGGAGCTGTAAAAGCTACTGATAGAAAAGCAGAAATTATATTACATCATCACAACGGAAGTAGTTGGGCTCATCACGTTGTACCTACTGCCACTGATTCTAGCGGAGGCTTATTATATGAGCATCCTTTTGATAATTATTTAGATTATCCACGAACAGGAGATACTACAACAGCAAAACCTACTATAGCTGTAAGGTCAGGGATTCCTTATGTTTTTGTGTCAACCAATGTTCATGATGGAAGTGACTACGGAGAAACTAGTAAAACTACAGTGTATAAATATGATAGCGGATGGACAAAAATAGGAGATGATATTGTAATAGGAGCGCATGGTTGGGGAGCAGATGATACTAATTATAATTATAGTAGATTGCTTCAGCCTTTAACGCAATTATTATATAATTCTACTACTGATGAAATTTATGCTATGTCTAACACAGTACCTTCAAATGTAACTGATTTACCTACTGGGGACTGGACAGGATTTGATGTCATAATTAAAAAAATATGTTTTTAATATAATATATTATGGGAAAAATACAATATAAAGAAATATTAAATGATGGAACAGAGAAGGCACAATATTCTTCTAAAAATACTCGTAAAGTAGTTAAAAAAGTAGGACACAAGGGTAATTATTCAGATGTAATTATAAAATCTCCTTTTCTTAATTTAGAAAAAACTGGAACTGGAACATCTGTTAATCCTTATGTTTACAAAATAGATGTAGCAGATACTTTTGCTAATTCTTTATCTTCACAAAGAACATTGGTTTCTGAATTTAACGAAAAAGCTGAAAACATAACAAACATAAAAGAAAGACTAAAATATATAAACAATAAAAATTTACAGGCTAAATATAAATCTATATCTTTTTCTGTAAATCTTTTAGATTTTTTAACCATGCAAGGTAAAGATAAAAAAATAAACACCTTGGATGTTAATTATATATATAATCCAGATAAAAAAAATATATCTATTAATTCTTTACATTATTTAGATTCAAAAAAAACAAATAGAAATTGGTCTCAAAACAATTCTTTTTCATTAGAAGGTATAAACGAAAAAGAAATACATTTTTTAAAGACAACTTTTATTAATGATAATAGCGACAATACTAGATTTAAAGAAGATAATAAAGGGGAGTCTTTTAAAAGAGCCTCAAAAGATTTTGTTTTTAATATATCTAAAACTTTAAAAGTTAATTTTAATGTAACAAACAAAATTGAGTTTCATTTTACTAATAAAAATATACATGTTACAAATGTTTATTTAGAAAAATTATTAAAAGAAAATTCAAAAAAAGGAAATGCAATAATTCAATTCTATATTGAATACAATTAATATAAATAAATAATTAGGAATACTCATTAATTTTGAGTATATTTGTAAAAATAAATATAATATGGCTTTAGATGTAAAAGTAATTTTTGATTTAGATAATTCAAAGCTTAAGATAGAGGATAATAACAATTATTCAAGTGGATATTCTTTTTCCGGGCAACTTAATGTAGTTCTTACAGTTACAGGTCCTGGAGGAGCTGTTCATGCCGGAGGTACATCTAGCGAGCCAGACATGACAATTTTAGCTAGCGAGTATACTCCTAGTATAGACCTGCAAGGTAACAGAAAATGGAATAGTGGAGAAGGAATAACATTACCATCGTCATTAACTGGAGCTTGGACTGTTGCTTATAAAATTTATGATAATGCAGGAAGTGGGGATGTATATACAGAAACTTACAGCTTTAACTACGGATTTAGTTTGCCTGCAGTTAGTGTTGGGTTAACGGTTACTCAAAATTCATCTTTAATAACTAGTACAGATTCTACCAATTACTCTTCTAGTTACACTAACGATTCTTTAACAAGAAATCACCGAATACATCCTCCTGCTGGAGCGACTACTGCTACTGGGGTTGCTATACCAGAAGATGCTGAATCTGGAACTGCTTCTACTATTAATTATACGGGAATAACAACAGGGTCGTGGAGAGCTACAGTTTCATCTACTGGAGAATGGTCTGATGGTAGCGCAAGTGATGCTACAACATCTAGTAGACATTATGTTACAGGAACACCTACAGGAGGCTCTACTACTACTGTAAATTCAGACCTTGGCTTATGCGATGTTTATTGTTGTTTAAAAGCCTTAAATGATAGATACGAACAAGCTAAATGTAAAAATAAAGATTTAGCAGAAGAATACAAAGCAAAAATAGAAGATGTTACTAGAATGGTTACGTTATATGTTCAAGCGGTTACTTGCGGATTAACAGGTGATGCAGAATGTTATATAAATGATATTAAAACTGTTTCTGAATGTGGGACAGAATGTAATTGTTATGGCTCGGGTAGTGCTCCGGCAAACATACCTATAGTTTCTAAAATATCTACTGACACTTTTGTTATTGAAAATAAATCTGAAAGATTGTCATTAACATCTTCCGGTTCAGGAACTTCAGCTGACCCTGTAATTTATAGCATGGATTTAGGCCCTTCTATATCTTCTAATATTGCTTATATTGCAGAAAATATTCATGAAACAAATAGTTCTATTAATAGGGTGGAAAGTGAAATGGCTGAGGTTTTAGAATCTTTAGAATTATCTACTGAATCTGCCGAAAGATTAACTATGAAGGTGAATCATAATTATTCAAACACTGGTGTTTCTATTGTTAAAAAAGAAAGCTTTAGAACTGGGTCTAGATTTTATAGTGCAGACACTGATGATATTTCAGTAGTTTCATCTAACACTTCTGAATCTACTTGGAAAAATTTAAACAACTCTATTGTAATGTCTAATATTTATGATTCAAAGTGGAGAGAAACTGATTTTTATGTTGAAGCTATAGTTTTAAACAATCCTGATTTAGAAATAGATGTCTTTACTTTAGATAAAAAAGGAAGTAGTGGTTATGGTTCTTTTTATTATCGTTTTATTAATAAAAAAGGATATGTTTTAACAAACAATAATTTAAAAAAATACGGAGAAATTCAAGTTTCTTTTGACTTGATTTCTGATTCAAAAACAAATGAATAAAAAATAAAAAAATGAGTGCATTAAGTAATTTAGGAAATGGTTCTGGTTATATATATATTACCGATAAAGATAATGTAATTATATCTAATCTAGCCAATACTGCTGACAATAAACAATTAATAATTTCGGAAGCCGTTTATAACGGAGCTTTAGCTAATGAAAGTGGAAGTATTTTTACGGGTAATTATAATAGATATTATATAAATGCTGATTCTTCAGCATCATCTGGAACTATTAGTGGTGCTGTAGAAATAACTAATTATATTACAGGTTTTAATTTAGGTAATACAATGCCTCATGTAGATGTTACTGCTGCAGCTGGAGTAATTACTTATACTAGATATTCTAATATACAAAGAATAGTTGTAGACACACAAAGTTCTGCGGCTACAGACGATATTCTTTATATAAGAGAAACAAATAGTTATATTGCAGACGGGGATATTTTAATACTAGTAGGAGCACATGATGAAAGAGTTTCAACTTTTATTGATTGTTTAAGCAACGGTGGGCAAGACGCTAAAAAAGCTAATGCTGGAGTTGCTCTTTCTGGAATTGGTCAATTATCACTAGACTCTACTACTAGTTTTGAAACTCTTGATGAAAATTATGTTTTAATGATGTATTATTGTGAGGCAACTACAAAATGGCATGAAATAAACAGAGCTCCAAATGCAGTTATAACAGATAGAAAATTAAGAGATAATGATATAAATGTTCCTATAAAAGGTTCAAAAGTAATATCAAGCATTACAGCTGGAGATGTTACAACTCCTCAAGCGGGTATAACAGAAGGGACAATTTTAGTTACGGGAACACACAGTATAGGTAGTGGTACTTTTACTATTGATAAGCCTAGTGGAGGGGTCGCAAAAGAAGGAGAAAAAATGATTGCTGTTTGGAATGCTAATTTAACAACTTCTGGTGCTGTTAATGTATTTGGACAAACTTTAACTACAGACCAAATGTTAAATGGTACAACAAAGCCAATGGAAATCATTACTCATTATGTAAACGGTGCTTGGCAAGATGGTATTATATCAAGAAGTGATGATGCTTCTGAAGACGCATTAGGAAATCCTTCTTCTGACGGAATGGTTTTAACTTCAACAGCTGCAGGGGTAAGAAGTTGGGCTAAAAGAGAAAAGGTAATACATACTGTAAGCGCTACTTATGATACAGCTTCAATGGCTAAAACAGTAGCAGATACACCAGTTGTAATTGCTGTAGATGCATTTCCTACAGGCTCTTTAATTATGTGTGACGAAGCTATAATAGAAATGGAAACAGCTTTAACTTCGGGAAGTTCTGCTGATGTTTCTATAGGAGTAAATGGTGGTGGTATATCTCAAGACCTAGATGCTATACATGATGAAACAGATTATAATGCAGCTCCATTTAATAGTGCAACAGCAGTTACTAGAACTAGCCCAGGAGGAAGTGTTACAATACTAAAACCTGCTAGTGGTCCTTGTAATATAGAGGTAAATGTTACAGCAGCAGATTTAACGGGAGGTAAGTTTACTGTTACTGTTCCTTACATGACATCTTAAAATAAATAAATATGGCTATAAGCGTAAACGAATTATATAGATTTGTTCAGTTTGTTGCAAATAAAGAACAATCTGGATTTATAAAGCCATCAGAATTTAATTTAGCCGTTGATAGGGCTCAAATGCAATTCTTTATGGAAAGATATGGTAATCCAGCAGAATACCAGCCAGGAAGACCTATTCCTAGAGTTGCTTATAATCAAACTCAAAAAGTTTCTGACGATTTAAGAAAATTTATAAAAAGGTCTGCTATTCCTGTTGATGTTAATGGAATAATGCAATATCCTGAAGATTATCTTCATTTTAGCTCGGCAACATATCATTTTGTAGAGCAGCCTGTGAGTACAGAAACTCCAGATGATAATTGTGATGATTGTCCAGGAAGCGGAACTAGTACTGTAACAATAGGAGAAATAACAAACCATACGGTTACTGTTAGACCTGTAGATGATTCTGAATTGTCTTATTTATTACAAAGCAGTATTGTTAGACCGGATGAAAAAAACCCTGTATTAACTTTTTATCAAGAAGGAGTTCAATATCATCCAAAAAATTTAGGAGCTGTAGATTTTGTTTATTTAAGAAGACCTATAAAGCCTGAGTGGTCTTTTAATTTAAATTCAAACGGTAGGCCTGAATATGACCCCGTTAGCTCTGTAGATTTAGAATGGCCTGAGCAAGTTTTTAACGAAATAGCAGTAAGAATATTGTCTTTTGTTGGTGTAAATTTAAGAGAAGGAGAATTAACTCAATATAGTGAAGGGAAAAGACAAACAGGAATATAAGATATGGCAACTACAAAAAAACAATTAGCAGAGCAAATACTTAGACTCCTAAAGTCTGGTGATGTTACTCATGACAACTCTATAGATAGTAGAGAAATACTTTTAGCTGTAGAGCAGGAAAGAGACAGACTAATTAGAGAAAGATTAATGCAGTCTATGGCTCAAGGTGAAGGGACTATACCGGGAGATGTTATAAGTGCTTTTGACAGTATAAAAATAAAAAAAGACCATGTAAAACATTTGTTATACTCTCAGTTGCCAGGAAGACCTTTATCTCTTATGGACGACAAAGGAATAGTTCATGTTAGTTATACTGCAGACCAAGCTAATGCTTTTATTAGAGTAGCTAATGGTAGCCTTAGTTTATATAATGGATTATTGTCTTCAGATATTGGGGGTAGAGGAGGATATTGGTTAGAGGGAGATAGAATATATTACAATGAATCTGTAGATGATTGTTGTGGAAATACAGTAATTATAAAAATGGTTATGAATGCTGGAGATGTAGACCCTTCTCAGCCATTTCCTATACCTGCGGATATGGAAGCTGCTGTTATAAGAAATGTATTACAATTATATGGGGCTACTCAGGCAGTGCCTAATGATGAAACTAATGATAATTTAGAAACAGCTTAATATGCCAAAAGATGTAAAATTAGACGAGGTTGTTAAATCTTTGCTTATACAGCATGGAGAACAAACAGAGCATAAATACATGATGTATTTAGATGCAGCTATTAGAGGATTAAAAGAATTGACTTTTGATATTTTACAAAATATTAAGTCAGAAACACTAGATGTAAATACTAATTTAACTGTAGACTTACCATGTGACTTTGTTAACTACACAAGAATAGGATTGTGTAGGTCTCACGGAAGAATAGAAACTTTAGGGTATGATGAATACTTGTGTACACAAAATAATGTAGATTTATGTGGTGACGAAACTGCTAATGATTTTAGTGGAGAAAGTAGTGTTAGTGGAGGAAATTCAAGAAATGGAGAGCTTACCGGAGGGTGGTATGGTCTTGGAGGTGGTCATAGAAATGGTTATTATAGAATTGATAGAGATAAAGCAAGAATTGTTTTGTCTTCAGAATTAGCTGGAGAATCTATTGTTTTAGAATATTTAAGTGATGGCTCTAATCCTAATGGAGACATGAAGGTTAATGCTTTAGCAGAAGAAGCCTTAAGAGCTTATATGCACTGGAAAATAATACAAAGACGTGCTGGTATTCCAATGCAAGAAAAAGAAGCCGCAAGAAGAGACTGGTATAATGAAAAAAGATTAGCTAGAGCAAGAATAGTAAACTTTACCCCTGACCAAGCTTGGAGAATTTCAAGAAAACAAGTAAAACAATCACCTAAATTTTAATGAATGGCTTTAGAAAAAAAAGTGCTTGCTGGTGGAGGAATGGACAAGGATACCGATTCAAGGTTTCTTGCTAAAAATGATTATAGAGAGGCTCACAATGTGCGTATATCTACTTCTGATGAAGGAAATGAGGGTACTGTAGAAAATATACGTTCAAATTTAAAGATACCTAATTTAGATGTTGATGCGCAAGGAAACAAAGTAATAGGTTCTTATGAAGACGTAGATAATAAAAAAGTTTATTATTTTGTAGCTGGAGCAGCGTGGACTGGAGGAAATTCTATATATCAATATGATACAAGCACAGAAACAGTACAGTTAGTTTTACAAGATTCTTTATTAAATTTTGATAGAAATTATTTAATTACAGGAATTAGTATAATAGGAACTGATGAGGATAGATTTCCTCTAGGACTTTTGTACTGGACAGATGATTTTAATCCTCCAAGAAAAATAAACATTGATAAAGCACTTAGGTATACTGCTTCTGGAGGTGGAGACCCTTTAGGTTATCAAAGCATAACTTTTGATTCTTTAGACGCAATTAAACATCCTCCTGAAAAAGAGCCTACTTGTCAAAATTTAACAGTTTTAAATCCTTTTTTAACAGATACAAATACACAAAACAATCAACTAAAAGGAAGGTCATGGCAATTTAAATATAGATGGGTATATGATGATGGAGAAATATCTTCTTGGTCTCCTAATAGTTTAGTTCATGCTGACACTAATTTTGATTCTTTTTTTGATTCTGGTACCGTTTCTAATGTTTCAAATGTTCTTCCCGTTGCTTTTAATAGTGGTGAAGAACTAGTTGAAAGAATACAAATAGCAACTAGAAACAGTAATGACATGGATGACTGGCTTCTTGTTTGTGATATAAAAAAATCTTATTTAAAAGAAAAAGTTGGTACAAGCGTATCTTCAATTTCACCTTTAGGGACTGGTACTGTATTAAATAATAACAATCAATATGTATTTTATTTTT